TTAATAGCGTGAGAGATCGAGAGTATAGCTTCCAGGAATGCATATATGGGCAATGTCATCATCGAAGTCTTCCAATTTTCGAAGAAGTGGTCGATCATAGATGTTTTTTATGTTTGTGGCTGGATAACCATTTGCAGGTGAGTATTTTCGAATCAACCGAGAGCTTAATCCTAGTGTTTGTGGAGTCATTGCGTCAAGAGCATTATACAAAGTATTTGGCATGTAGATTGCGATGAAGCCTCTTTGCTTATATTGTTTGACTCTGTCAGGTGACCATTCACTTGGATCATCAAACAGACCATATCCAACTACGGGAGCAGCATTTTGCCCAGTTCCACTGACAATTAAACGTTCTTTGGCCTTGTAGCTTTTGACCGATATAAATAGGTTAAAAGGAGATCCCATAATGGCGAAATCTCCAATCCAATCCCATGTTTTAGGAAGTGTATCATATCTGTTTGGAGCACTTGCGTCGAGTGCTATTTTACAGATTAATTCAGTTACGGCTCCTGTGACTTTGACGTCCTCTTTGAGTCCGGCTGTGACTATATCGGTATGAACAGCATCACGTGCGGCCAAAATATCATATATGTGATCGTATTGGGTTTGTGCAGATGCACCGGAAAAACCGCTTCTTCGTATTGTCTCATCAAAGATAAGCTGCGATTGAGAGATATCTTTACGTGTTTTATTCTGTACATCTCTTAAATCATTTATGAACGGCATATCAAAGCCTCCTTTATTGCTTAATATTAATATTGTAACAGTTTTGATGATGAATGTATAGAGTAGTCGATATTCTGGCTTGAAATTTGTGATTTTACCAGTTTCAATTTTGCACAAAATGTGATAAAATGAGGACAGATTGACCTATAAAAGAGACAAAGGAGATATTGAAATGAATACGTCCGAAGCAATAAAGGCGAAAAGAAAGAATTTGGGGCTTACGCAGAAGGATTTTGCCGATGCACTTGGAATGGGAAGAAACGGAGATAGAACATTACGCAGATGGGAAAATGGAGAATCCGCTCCGTCTGTATTAGAATATAAAACGATTTTGCAATTTGCAGAGAAAACACCGTTTGAAGTAAAGGATGAAATACCGGAATTTAAATTTATTGATTTGTTCGCTGGAATAGGAGGAATAAGGATTCCTTTTCAGGAGTTGGGGGGAAAATGTGTATTTACGTCAGAGTGGGACAAATTCGCACAAAAGACCTATAGAGTAAACTTTGGTGAAGAACCGGCAGGAGATATAACGCAAATAGATGCAAAAGACATTCCTGATTTTGATATTTTACTGGGTGGTTTCCCGTGTCAGCCTTTTTCACAAGCCGGATTAAAAAAAGGATTTTCTGATACTAGGGGAACTTTATTTTTTGAAATTGAAAGAATCTTAAAGGAAAAAAGACCGAAAGCCTTTTTGCTGGAGAATGTCAAGCAGCTCAAAGGGCATGATAAAGGACGCACATTAAAAGTGATACTGGAACATTTGGATGCACTCAATTACTACGTCAACTACGAAGTACTCCGTGCTGGAGATTTTGGTGTTCCTCAGAATAGAGAAAGAATTTATATTGTTGGATTAAATAAAGAATACTATAATATTTCTGATGATTATGAGTTTAAGTTTCCAACACCTACTTATGAAAAAACAAGACTTGGCGATATATTGGAACATGATGTTGATGAAAAATACACGATAAGTGATGCATTATGGGAAGGACATCAACGAAGGAAAAAAGAACATAAGAAAAAAGGAAATGGATTTGGTTATTCATTATTTAACGAAGAATCAGAATATACAAATACTATTAGTGCACGATATTATAAGGATGGAAGCGAAATTTTAATTGATCAGGGACCAGATAAAAATCCAAGGAAACTCACTCCGAGAGAATGTGCCAGATTACAAGGCTTTCCTGAACAATTTATTATAACGGTTTCTGATACCCAGGCATATAAGCAATTTGGAAATTCCGTTGCGGTTCCGGTTATTCGTGCAGTAGCGAAAAGGATCAGAGAGGAAATGGGGTCTTTACCAGTAAAGGAGTGATTTAACGAATGGATGATAACAATACAATTTTGAAAGATTTAGGAGAACTTGTAGAAAATACAAAAAGTGCAGTTAAAGCTAAATTTAGTTATGAGGATGTTAGTCTGAGTGGGGGATTTAAGAAGGCTTTCGCAAAAAATATTGCTTCTGGTGGAAATACAATAGAGTATTTAAAAAGCACTGCTATTATTACTACCTCGGCTGGGTTGAAAATATACTTGCCTAATCAATGGTTTGTTCTTGCAACCTATCCGGTAGAATTGATAAAGGAAATTATAAAGTACCGAAATTACACTGAAAAGGTAATTGATAGTAATGCTGGTGTTTTCGTGGGAAGCAATGGAAAAGCTCTGGAAAAGAAAGAAATATACAAAAATTTGAAAAGCACAGATGGCATAGATTTTTCTGAAAAGTTCAAGCAAATTATGAAAGATTATCTGTTGGATTTGGGACAGCAGGAGGATATTGCTAATCAAAATTGTGAATTGTTATATAAATTCGTATCAAACGATAAATGGTGGTTAGGTGGAAAAGGGATAGAGAGAACAAATGATTTCTATGTTTCGCCTATTTTAAGTGTATTAAATCTTGTTAACGCAAGTCAGTCATATGTGGCAACTATTACGTATGCATATGTGAATGATGCAAATTTGTATGCAGAGTTGGAAACAATTACAGATGCCGATGAAGAATGCAGTGACAGTTTCGAAGATGAATACCGTAGGGCTGCTAAGATAATCACAGATTATGTGTCAGAAACTGGATTTGAAATACCATGCAGCAGAAGTAATATTGAAACTGCTATACGAGAGTTTCAGGAAAGATTCTCACCAGAAAAGCTGGCAGCCATTGAAGATGAGAATCTCTTAACTTCTTTATTTTATACAGTTGGGGATAATACAGAAGCACTATGCTGTTGGTTAGAGCATAATGCAGACTGCCGAGAATATTTCGGAAGCATTGCTGGTGGATCTGCATACAAATTTGGTTTGTTTCAGAAAAAGGATACAGGCGAGTGGATGACGGGAAGCCCGCAGAAACCAGAGGTGTTATCAGAAGAACAGGCTCTTGAAATCGGAAAGACAATAAGAGATGCCCTTGTTAAAGGTGTAGATATTATAAATAATGCCATCTTGGATAACCTGTCTGATTTTGAAAAGCTCGATGAAGATTTGAAACAGGGTGTAGGTGAACAATACTATAACCTGGCATGGTTTCATAAATATTTTTCACTTATCTGTCCAGAAAAATTAAGCGGTTTCCATTCAAATGACTGGCAGACACATGTACTCAGATGTTTAAGAATCAATCCAAGTGAAAAATATTATGCCCGAAGCGCACAGCTTGCGAAGATTGAAAACTATGCCGGAATGTATTATAGAGAATTCTTTGCTGTTGTTTTCGAAGAATTTGGTGGCATAAAACATTTTGTGAGAATTGGCACAAAAGATGATGAAAAAAATTATGTTGCGGAATGGCAGCAGAAATCTGTAGTTGGAATCGGATGGAGAGCTATCGGGTCACTTCAGGATTATGTTGCGGGTGATGGAATAGATAAGGATGCCATTACAGAAAAGATGATGGAAGAGTATTTCCACGATGATAAAAAGACAGCATCCAGAAAGGCCGGAGAACTGGCAAGATTCTATAAAACAAATGCAGATACTGTTTTTGTCGCTATGAATGGGGAAAAGCTGATAGCTTTTGTTGATGAAATTGGAGAATACTTCTATGACGCATCAACGGCTATGGCACATATGAAAGCTGGAAAGTGGCATAATAAATTTGCAGATGGAGATACCCTTCCGGATAAATCAGAAGGAAAACTTACATCCTGTTATCAGCTTACAAATAATGAAAATCTGATGTTTTTATATGAAAAATATTATTATGGGGAAGAAGCTGAATCAGAAGAATTAGATAATTCGGAAGCGGAGGAAACCTATATGCCGTTAGTATTTAACACTGAAATAGAAACAAAATATGAAAGAAACCGTATTGTTTTTGGTGCTCCGGGTACTGGAAAGAGTTATGAACTTAAAGAGGATTGTGAGGACCTGCTGAAGGACACAAATGGTTCTTATGAGCGTGTTACATTCCATCCTGATTATTCATACTCGCAGTTTGTTGGTACATATAAGCCTGTCATGGGTGCAGATGAAAAAATCAGATACGATTTTGTGCCGGGACCGTTCATGCGTGTTTATGTAGAAGCACTTAAGAGCGGAAGAACTGAAAATCCACAGCCACACCTTCTGCTTATTGAAGAGATAAATAGAGCAAAAGTGGCAGCAGTATTTGGCGATGTATTCCAGTTGCTCGACAGGGATGATGATGGAGTCAGTGAATATGAAATCCAGGCATCAGAGGATATAAGAAAATATCTTGCAAAACAACTGGGTGGAACTCCTGACAATTATCAGAAGATCCGGATTCCTAATAATATGTTTATCTGGTCTACAATGAATAGTGCTGACCAGGGTGTATTTCCGATGGACACTGCGTTTAAGAGAAGATGGAACTTTGAGTATCTTGGTATCAATGAAAACGAAGAAAAGATTTCTGGCATTGGAAAAATAGAACTTGCCGGAAGTGATGAGCCTATTGAATGGAATATCCTCCGTAGAGCTATCAATGCAAAAATGTCATCAGATCAGTTTAAAATTAATGAAGACAAGCTGATGGGGCCATTCTTCCTTTCAAAGAAGGTACTTGCTTCTGATGAGAATGGCATGATTATTGATACAAAAAAATTTGTAGATGCATTTAAGAGTAAGGTAATTATGTATCTGTATGAAGATGCCGTTAAACAGGGCAAGCACAGATTCTTTGATGGATGTGATAACAGCAAATATTCATCTGTGTGTGATGCTTTTGATGAAATAGGAATGGGAATCTTCGGATCAAATTTCAAGGAAAACTTTTATGATAAACAAAAGGATGAGGCATAATGAAAGTTGTTTCACGGTATGTCAGGGAACAGAAGCGTTATACGAAAAATGACCTTAAAAGCAAGTTTTCCTTTGACGAAGACGGAGTAGAAAAATTTATAAAAAATCTCAAAGCCTATGGTGTCTTGAAAAGTGTAAAAAATACCGATGACCAGCTCGAGATGTCAGACCTTGTAGATGACGATGTGGAAATTACGGATGAAACAGCAGAGAGTGGTGACTGCCTGTATGTATTTACATATGTCGGAGTCATCACCTGTGGAAGCCGTGTCATAAAGGTCTATCCGAAGTATCTGCTGTCAAAGAAAGATGATAATGTTCTGGATGAGATGAAACAGGTTGTTAAAGTACTTGAGCGTTACAGCCGTTCTGAAGAGCAGATTATCAATGTTTTTAATGGTGATGGAGAGAACAGAAGTTTTAATATACTTGCGGTTATACTGTTCCTGATTAATGATTATTACGAATATGGCATCTATACGAACAGTGAGGATATCATAGAAGTAAATGGAGAGGGCGAAATCCTCTGGGGAAAGACCATTGATGAGAGCTTTGCCATGATCGAGGATAACCGTCCGTATTATATGGAACTCTATACGGAGAAATCTGTAGAAGATGACATGGATTATTTCAAACGTCTGCATGAATGTGTGCTTACTGAATGTTCCAGACAGCTTCGGGATGCGCAATTAGATACTCTCTTTGATATGGATGTCATAGAACTTTCCGAGGAAACACTGGCTGATTTTGGTGATAAGGAATATGTGTTAGAACGGATTGTAAAGGAACTGAATCTTCAGTTTAATACGCACAGGCAGATTCTTCTCAAAACACTATATGCTTATGTGTCCCAAGACAGAAGAATGCTTGATGAGAATGATGGTATCAGCATGTTTGGAACAACAGCATACCATGCGGTCTGGGAGAAAGCCTGCGCGGAAGTGTTTGACAATAAGCTGAATACTACCCTTGCACAGCTTAAGATGACTGTTCCGCTTGCAGATAAGTATAACAGCAAAACGGCAAAGAGACAGAAGCTGATAGATATTATAGAAAAGCCTATATGGCAGGGAGAAGATACGGAAGCAAAGGCAGCAGATACCCTTATTCCTGATTTGATCAGTATTCCTTGCATAAACGGAAAGGACTGGTTCATAATATTTGATGCCAAATATTATAATCTTCAGTTGGAAAAAGGAAAGTCCCTCAGGGGCAATCCGGGTGTCGGAGATGTAACAAAACAATATCTGTATCAGCTTGCCTATAAGGATTTTATTAATGCACATGGCATCGCAGAAGTCAGGAACTGCTTCCTGATGCCAACGGAGAAAAAAGATATTGTAAAAAAAGGCTGTGCCAGAATGGCTATGCTTGAAGCGCTCAATCTTAAAAACATACAAATCCGTCTGATTCCGGCAGCAGAGTTATATGATAATTATCTGACCGGAAATCATATGGATATTACACGGTTGGAGTTGTAATAAAGGAGGGACGGAATTATGGTCGTTTGTCCAAAATGCAGATCAGGCAGGACTGTACCAATATTATATGGTTATCCGTCCCATGAAGCTTTTGAAGCAGAAGAACGGGGAGAACTTATCCTGGGTGGATGTGAGATGATAGACGGAATGCCACACGAGGATTATGGCTGCCTTGACTGCAGATACCGATGGTCAAAGGAACTGCTCCCAGCTACCCAGATTACAAAAATACGATATAAGGTTGTGGAGAATGGCCCGTGCACGATAGATTCCCAACATTCGTGGGTATATGAAATATATCCTGATGGAAGGTGTAAAGAATATACATACCAAGGGCAGAACCGGAAATATCAGTTTAAGACGGAAGAGAAGGTATCTGAAAAGAAGGTATACAGACTTGCATGTAGTTTGCAGAAAATCATAGGTGCTCCATTATGGGAAAAGAACATTGTAGAAGGTCAAGTGTGCGATGGATGCAGTTATGAACTTCAGATAACTTATACTGATAAGCGGAAAGAAGTTATAAATGGTGATGTTGCTGGAGGTACGTTTGATTCCATACTGGAGAAATTTGTCTGCAGTATCTTTGGAAGACGATTTACAACTTGACAAATCGAACAAGTGTTCTTATAATAAAATCATCGCTACGTTAGGATACATATCGCAGAGTAACACTATCAGGTTGGTTCACTTTCCCTTGACTGACCGCAGTATTAGGAGGCGATGGTTACATGACATTTGAAATCGGTTCGACAGCTTATATTGTCGAGAGCAACCGGATCATCCGTGAAGAGACTATAGTTAAGCGGAACGGAGATTTTTATATAATCCGGTTTGGCACAAGAGGCGGCATCCAAGTGAGAAGCAACAGGCTTTTTGCAAGCTATGAAGATGCGGATTCTTCCATACATAAAAAGACAGAAAAAAGGACGGGATATCGTTCTCCATATGACTACATACACTAAAGTGAATGGAAGGGGATAATTTTGCAAAAAAATATGATTGACAATCCCCTTCAAATTTTATATACTTTAGTTAGCAAGTTAGCGAACAAGCAAGCGTGCTAATAAATGAACACCGATACAAAAAGTGAAAATGCGAAAAAGTTAAAAAGCGAAAAACAAAGCGAAAACGAAAAGAAAAGTGAAAACAAAGAAAAGGTGAAAATTATGATGTATGCGAATTTTGGAGAATTTATAAGCAGGAAGAGAGTTGAAAAGAAAATTACACTGAGGAAAATGGCAGATATGTTAGGCGTATCAGCACCATTTTTAACTGATGTAGAAAAAGATAGACGCAACCCCTTCGATATGGAAAAACTTACACAACTCGCACAGATACTGAATTTGTCTAAAGAAGAAAACGCACAGATGCTTGATCTTGCTGGAAAGAAGAGAAATGCCGTAGCACCAGACCTTCCAGAATATATTATGGAACGGGACTATGTCAGTGCAGCTTTGAGGACGGCAAGGGACTTGGATGCAGGAGAAGAAGAATGGAACCAGTTTGTCGAGGAACTGAGAAAGCGAAAGGGGTAAGAACCTATATATGTATAGACCTGAAATTAAAAGAAAGAGATCTGGGGCACCAGTGTTAAGCAGAAAAGAGATTGATGTTATCGGACAGAATATTGTCGGGGATTTTATGCCGGAAGCATTAAAATCTCCACAGGAAATAGATATCGATTTGTTGGCACAGGATTATCTGGGAATGGATCAGGACTTTCAGTACCTGTCGCACTGCGGTGTTTATCTTGGTATGACGGTGTTCAATGACACGGACAAAGTACCCGTGTATGATCCGCAGAATAATTGTGCGGACTATATCAGTGCAAAAGCACATACCGTGATAATCGATAAGACGCTCTTGGAAGAAAATCAGGAACACAGATATCGTTTTACGATGGGACACGAGGCAGGACATGAGTTTTTACATAAAGAATATTTTGCCTATGATCCTGACCAGATAACATTGTTTGACCTGATGGGAGAATCTCCGGCACCAATGGTCCAGTGCCGTGTGGACACAAAGAAGATGGACTGCCGGACATCGAAAAGGTGGACAGACAGGGACTGGATGGAATGGCAGGCAAATGCACTTTCATCCTCAATGCTCATGCCGGAATCGATGGTGCGTATGGTGATAGAAGACATAAAAACCAGAGCCATACAGGGAGACATATTGCATTATGCTTTTGTAGAGGAAGTTTCATCTGTGTTTAATGTATCTTTTGAGGCTGCTGCAATCAGATTGAAGCAGCTTGGATATATTCCATCAAATGAACAGATAAGCAATGATATACTTAATGTAATGATTCAATTACAGATGACAGGTATTTAGGGGGTGGGCCTATGACTCTTGAGGAACTACGAGAAAATCTTGTGGATTTTATAGAGATGGAATGCCCATTCTTGGATGAAGTCAAGGACTGTGTGGTATCGTTTGATGATATGATTGACCATATTATTTATGAAGGAATAAAGTATGCCTACGATGACTATGCGGAAAAGAAGTCCATTAGGCAACATTTGAAGGATAATAATATGGACGATGATTCCGAGCGTAGGAAATTCAGCCGAGCGTTACAGTATGCACAATATTACCGAGATTTACAATATGAGCAAGTAGTACGGAATCATCATATTGGTGTCGATGAGCTTCATGGCAAAGACATGAAGGAATTTAATACACGAATGGAAGGGCACGAAATTAATGCCATGAATTTTCTGGAACTCTGTAATATGCGAGACATTCCTCTGCTTAATAAAATAATTGGCAAGCAGATACAGAGTTCAAAGAAGGTATCTAATCCCTCATTTGTTGAATTGATGGACCAATACGATGCTTATATTGATGAGCTTGAAGTAGGGATGGATACAGATGAAGCTGTGGTATATAACACAGAATTGTACTTTACCTTGGAATGGAAATACAATGTGGATTTGGTCTATAACATAGTATTGGAAGCAGAGAAGAACGGTTATCCTGAAATAACGGAAGATAATGTAAGGTGGCTGTGTGGAACAGTGCAGATTCCCGGTTCGGAGTGGCATCCTTATGTCGCAGGAGTAGAGTGCCGAATGATAATGCATAGGCATAAATACTTACCATTTATGTATGATTTGGAGAATGAAGATAAAGTCGTGGAGCGAGATGCAAAGAATGCTGCATTATATCATATAAAATCATTCATAGCTACTTTTGGCTCTAAAAAGACGATAACCGAGTTAGTTCATACCACAGAGATGAGCGATCGTGCATTATTTATCAGAAATAGATATTGGATTTGGAAGCATCATGTAAAGAAGGAATGGACACCGGAACGTATTAAATACGCAAGAACGGTATTCGGGCTGATTTATCAGGATGTAGCTTCACCTAAAATAAAATAGAAACATTATTACGGGTTTCTTCGGAGATCCGTAAAATTTTACAATAGATGTTCGCAGTTTAGCGAACAAGTGAATGAACAGGAGGAATCATGAGTAACTTCACAAGACACTTGTTATGCCCTTGGTGTAAAAAGGGCGAAGCCTTAGCTGATGGAAAGGCGAAGGTTACGATATCAGTACAATGTTCGAAATGCGGACGGATTTTTACGGGAGATTTAGATACCTTAAGAACAGAAAAATCAAATGCCTGTCGGAGAATGGGCAAAAGATAATAGTTGGCAATGCTGACTGTCCACCGGGACGAAGGTCACCACTGGGACGGAGCAATGGCTGTATTTAGTATGCAGCTTTTGTTCCGTCCCATTTTTTGTTCTAGGAAACGTAAGTTAAAAAAGATTAAGTTAATAAGCAAGATGGAGTATACCCTACCGAGGCAGTCCCTTAGTGAGGTAAGGCACATCGGACGCATTCAGTTGGTTTTCTTTTCACCAGATGATTTTTTCAATCTGTGAGATGAACCTATATAAAATAAAAAACTTATATAACGGTGAAAAATTTTTGAAAAAGTTTTAAAGGTGCAAAAAGGCTGCACCTTTAACCAATATTCTTAGGTCACAAAGCAAGGAACAAAGGAAGGAGGTGAGCGAGAGATGGCAAAGAAGAGCATGACACCAAGTGAACGCAGGGAAGCGATTCTTAAGGTCCTCTGTCAGAGAAGACAGGACAAGATCGACAACCTGGCATTTGAATTTGGCGTTTCAGTCCGGACAATCAAAAACGATATCGAAGAGCTGTCTCTCGCTTACCCAATCGAAACAGTTCGTGGCAGATACGGTGGAGGTGTAAAAGTGGCAGACGGATATTATGTCGGTCGCAATTACCTGAAACCAAAACAGCAGGAACTGTTAAAGAAACTGCAGTCAACACTTCAGGGTGACGACCTTGAGGTAATGAACAGCATTCTCCGTGATTTTGCTTTGTAGAACATTATTGACGAGTACCCACGGCCATGAGAGCCGAATGTGAAAGGATGATTTTATTATGAAAAAGAAAATTTTTATCTGCAGCCCTTATCGGGGCAGAGTCGAGGAAAACAAAAAGAATGCAGTGAGCTACGCAAGGATCACTGCCATGTCAGGTGACGTTCCAATCGTACCACATCTCTATTTCCCATCATTCCTCGATTACAATATTCCAAACGAGAGAATGACAGGCATCGCAATGGGTCTTGAACTCATGGATATATGCGATGAGGTGTATGTGTTCGGTTTCGACATCACGGAAGGCATGAAGTTTGAACTCGACCATGCAAAAGAAACAAGGAAGCCTGTAAGGCTTTATGATACAGATTTCAATCCCGTGAATGTCAGGACCATTCCTGTGGATGAACGTGCGGATGCCAGATACAAGGGCATCATCAGAAATCTGAAGGTGTTGAAGTAGGAGGTTCGCCATGTCAGCAGTCAATGTCCGTTACGGACTGTATCCGGGTGACCACCTTATGGTCATTGCCGGAAAGAAAAAGAAGAGAGCAACCGTAGTAAAGGAGTACCCGTTCCATATTCTAATGGACTGGGGAAAGTACAAGTCTAGCGTAAACAAAATCGATGTGTATACAGGTGATGTGAAGCTGGCACGCATTTGAAAGGAGAGAACACCATGAGTGAGGCATTGTTATTAGTGGCCGAGGGCTACGAGCAGATTGCTGCAGGAATCAGAAAGATGGTTGCAGCACAGAAGGATACACCAAAGAAAGAGGAGAAGCCTGTGAAGAAGGCAGAAAAGAAGGAAACTCCTGTGGAAGATACACCGAAGGATGAAGCTGCCCCAGAGGAGAAAACAGTGGACAGAAAGACGGTTCGTGCATTCCTTGCGGAAAAGTCCAGAGCAGGAAAGACATCGGAAGTCAAGAACCTGATCGAGCAGTTCGGATTCCAGAAATTGTCAGACGTTCCTGATGAGAAACTGCCGGAACTGTATGAGAAAGCGCAGGTGCTCTAATGGGCGGACATGCAAGGTTCTCCCCATCGTCCGGTAAAAGACGTCTGGAATGCCCTCCATCGTTACTGTTGGAGGAGCAGTTCCCGGACGAAGAATCTCCCTTCGCGGCAGAAGGGAGTGCCGGACATGCGATGGCAGAGTACCTCATCAATAAGTATCTGAAGAAAAGAACCAAAAGACCTGTATCCGATTACTACTCAGATGAACTGCTCGAAGCCGTGGACGATTACGTGGAATATAACATCACCCAGATCGAACAGGCAAGGAAGGACTGTGATGAACCATTCATCGGAGTGGAGCTGAAGGTCAGCCTGGCACACAGAATCAGTGACTGTTTCGGCACTGCAGATATGGTGGTGGTCGATACCCATAAGATCCATATTATCGATCTGAAACTCGGCAAGGGTGTGGTGGTCGATGCAGAACAGAATGTCCAGCTTATGATCTACGGACTGGGAGTGTTGGACATGCTTGGTTTCTTATATGAGATCGACACAGTGGAGCTTACCATTGTCCAGCCGAGGATCGAACATTTTTCCACCTGGGAGATATCAGCAGAAGAGCTGCTTGTATGGGGAAAGGACGTTCTTGAACCGGAAGCAGCAAGGGCTCTTTCAGGTGAGGGAGAGTTTAAAGCCGGAGACCACTGCCGATTCTGCAAGGCAAGGTTTACGTGCCGTGCAAGGGCAGAGGAATATTTAAAACTTGCCCAGATGGAATTTGCCGAACCGGCCCTTATGTCGGATGAAGAGATTGCAGAAGTCCTTTCCAAGGCAGATGCACTGAAGAAATGGGCAGAAGAGGTTTACACCTATGCACAGAACGAGGCAGTTCTACATCATAAGACATGGCCGGGCTATAAGCTGGTTCTGGGAAGAAGCAACCGTAAATATACGGATGAAGAGGATGTGGCAGAGGCGGCACAGAAAGCCGGATACATGGATATCTTCAAAAAGAGCCTGATCGGCATTACCGAGATGGAAAGGCTGATGGGCAAAAAGAAATTTAATGAGATCCTTGGTTCACTGGTGTACAAGCCTGACGGCAAGGTCACACTGGTGCCGGATTCAGATAAAAGAGAAGCAGTTAAAACAGCAACCGCAGAAGCGGATTTTAAGGAGGACTAAATTATGACAACAGCAAACTTAACCAAAGTAATCGTACCTTGCAGACTCAGCTATGCACACCTGTGGGAGCCGGATTCCATCAATGGAAGCGAACCGAAGTACTCTGTATCCTGCATCATCGACAAGAATGATAAGGAGACAATTGCCAAGATCAAGAAGGCAATCGAGGTAGCAAAGGATGAAGGAAAAGGCAAGTGGGGCGGTAAGATCCCGGCAAACCTGAAGACCCCGCTCAGAGACGGAGACATTGACAGACCGGAGGATGAGGCATATGCGGACAGTATGTTCTTAAATGCCAACAGCAAACAGGCTCCTCAGATCGTGGACAGACAGGTACAGCCGATCCTTGACCAGAGCGAGGTATATTCCGGCTGCTACGGAAGGGTATCCATTACATTTTATGCTTACAACAGCAACGGCAACAAGGGCATTGCTGCCGGACTTGGAAATGTACAGAAGTTAAGGGACGGAGAGCCTCTCGGTTCCAGAGCCAATGCGAAGGATGAATTCGAAGCAGTGGATGCGGAGGACGATTTCCTCGCATAGGAACAAAGCAGCAGATCATAGGAAGGGCGGTGGCATACACCGCCCGGATACATAGAGGAGATGTACTTTCATGGAAGAACTGATGAAGGAGCTTAACAGCATAAAAAAATATATCCCGTATAACACATACCGCACCATCAAAGGGCAGATGAAGTCCGGCAATGTGGAAGCAGCAAGGAGGGGAATCAGCAGAATAAAGAAAAGAGCGGAGGGACAGAAGCATGGACACACTTGCAATTGATATTGAAACATACTCAGATGTGTCCCTACCGGACTGCGGGGTACACAGGTATGCAGCATCGGAGCAGTTTGAGATCCTGTTGTTTGCATACAGTCTGAATGACGAACCGACACAGATCATTGACCTGGCATCCGGGGAGAAGATACCGGATAGGATCATGGAATATCTTACAGATGATTCCGTAATAAAGACCGCTTATAATGCAGCATTCGAGCGAAACTGTATCAACCGATTCTTCGGTCTTTCCTTAAAACCGGAAGGATGGAGATGCACGCTTGTCCAGGCATCCATGCTGTCACTTCCACTGTCACTGGAAGGCGTGGGGGAAGCATTAAACCTTGATAAGAAAAAGATGTCCGAGGGAAAAGACCTCATCCGTTATTTCTGTATGCCGTGCAAGCCTACCAAGGCAAACGGGGGCAGGACAAGGAATCTTCCGTCCGATGCACTAGAGAAGTGGGAACTGTTCAAGACATACTGTATTCGTGACGTGGATGTGGAAAAGCAGATCAGGAATAAACTCTCGAAATTCCCAATACCGGACAGGGAGCAGGAACTCTACTGCATGGACCAGAGGATCAATGACAGGGGCATCATGGTGGATCAGGAGCTGATCGGACACGCTGTGGCATGCGACCTTCTGTATAAGGAGACGGTAACGAAGAAGGCATATGAGATATCAGGACTGGAAAATCCGAACAGCGTATCGCAGCTTAAGGACTGGCTGAATGAAAAGGGCATAGAGGTGGATTCCCTTGCCAAGGCAGCCGTGGAAGAGCTGGTGGAGAACACACAGGGCGATGTGGCAGAAATGATGAAGCTGAGACTTGCCATGTCAAAGACATCCGTAAAGAAGTACGAAGCAATGGAGCGTTCGGTATGTCCTGACGGAAGGGTGCATGGATTATTACAGTTTTACGGGGCCAACCGCACGGGCAGATGGGCTGGCAGACTCGTGCAGATCCATAACCTTCCGCAGAACCATATGGAAGACCTGGAACTGGCACGCTTCCTTGTAAAGGAAGGCAGATATGACCTGGTGGAGCTTTTGTATGATTCCACACCGGATGTGCTTTCGGAGCTGATCCGTACCGCATTTGTGGCAAAGCCGGGATGCAGATTCATCGTCAGCGATTTTTCCGCGATCGAGGCGAGGGTCATGGGCTACCTTGCCGGAGAGGGATGGGTCATGGAGGAGTTCCGTGGTGCCGGAAAGATCTATGAGCAGACAGCATCCAAGATGTTCCATATCCCGATCGAAGAGATCACAAAGGGAAGTCCGTACCGTGCAAGGGGAAAGGTGGCATCACTTGCCTGTCAGTATGGCGGTGCGGAAGGTGCGCTCATCAGCATGGGAGCATTAAATTTTGTGGAAGAAGAGGAACTGAAAGGGCTTGTGCAGTCATGGCGGACTGCCAATCCGCACATCGTGAATTACTGGTATGAGATCGACGGTGCAGTAAAGGCTGCCGTGAAAGAGAGGAAGATGACAAAGGTCGGAATGGTGACGGTATATTACCAGTCCGGGATGTTAAAGATCGCACTGCCGTCCGGAAGGGTGCTGTCCTATGTAAGACCAAGGATGACCGTGAACCGCTTCGGCTCGGAAAGTGTCAGCTATGAAGGAATCGGCACGAACCGCAAGTGGACAAGGATTGAATCTTACGGTGCAAAATTCTGTGAGAACATCGTCCAGGCAACCGCCAGGGATGTACTGGCAGAGGCAATGCTCCGTCTGGAAAAGAAGGGATTTGATATCGTGTGCCACATCCATGATGAAGTGGTGCTTGAAGTGCCGGAGGGAATATCCTCGGTGGAAGAAGTCAATGGGATCATGGCGGTATGCCCTGACTGGTGTGAGGGGCTTCCGCTTAAGGCAGCCGGATTTGAAAGTCCGTTTTACAAGAAAGATTAGGAGGAACTTATGGGAGGATGCAACAGGGAAGGGTATCCGGATCCGACCGCAGGTATTGCAATCGGACGGGTCATGAAACAGGAAAAGCGTAAAAAGAAGGAGGTAAAGAAGGATGTTCGTATCGATTGGAAACTCAAGGATGGACAAAAAGTTTAACTGTACGGATATGACATATGAAGATTTTGTCAGCCGTCTGTCCAAGACAAAATATACTGCGGAAACAATGGAGCAGTACAGGAAGATGCCGAAAGGACAGCAGGACAATATCAAGGATGTCGGAGGATTCGTCCTTGGAAAGCTGAAGGGCGGACGAAGGAAGAAGGACTGCGTGATTTCCAGATCCGCCATCACGCTTGATATGGATTACGGAACACAGGGCATTATCGATGAACTGGAAATGTTTTTTGACATGAAGATGGTGGTGTATTCCACACATAAGCATACACCGGAGAAACCGAGGCTTCGTATCGTCATATTCCTGACAAGGGATGTGACACCTGATGAGTACGGGGCAGTCAGCCGTATGCTTGCATCGGATATCGGCATCGAGCTTTTCGATGATTCCACCTATGAACCATCAAGACTCATGTACTGGCCGAGCACCTCCAGTGACGGTGAGTATGTGTTTCAGGAGATCGAAGGAAACGAAGTTGATCCCGATGAAGTACTGTCCCGTTATAAGGACTGGCATGATGTATCAGCATGGCCGGTCAGCAACCGTCAGGCATCCGTTGTGCAGAGGAATATCAAAAAACAGGCTGACCCGCTTTCCAAGGACGGGCTGATCGGAGCTTTCAACCGCACATACACGGTGACGCAGGCAATCGACAAATTCATCCCGGATGTATACAGGCATTCAAGGGCAATCCCCGGAAGATACGATTATATTCCGGCGGACTCGGCTGCCGGAGTCGTGGTCTATGATGATCTGTTCGTATACAGCCACCATGCCACAGACCCATGCTGCGGAAAGCTGATGAATGCGTTTGATGTGATAAGGCTTCATAAATTCGGGGACAAGGATGCAAGGGCAGCCGAGGGGACAGAGCCGGGAAAACTCCCATCTTTCAAAGCCATGCAGGACTTTGCTTCTGCAGATGAAGAAGTGAAGAACACGCTTGCCAGGGAAAGACAGGAGCTGGCGGTACAGGAATTTTCCACCGAGCCGGACGAGGACTGGCAGAACAAGCTGGCACTTGACCGTAGGGGAAATATCAAGGATACACTGCAGAACATTGCACTGATCATCCGCAACGATGAGAATTTCAAGCACATCGTGTACAACGAGTTTAAGGATACCATTGATGTCATCGGTCCGCTTCCGTGGAAACAGGTAAAACCCGGATGGAACGATTCCGACCTTGCGAATGCAAAGGTGTATTTCGAGAGGGTGTATGGAATCTGGTCACCGACCAAGTTTAAGGATGCACTGCTTGCCGTGGTGTCATCCGACAGGCTCTACCATCCAATCAAGGATTATTTCGCAACGCTTCACTGGGACGGACAGGAGCGTATAGATACACTACTCATCGACTATTTCGGTGCAAAAGATTCACCGTACACAAGGGCGGTCATCCGCAAGACACTGGTGGCTGCGGTAGCACGTATCTATAAGCCTGGAGTAAAGTTCGACTCCATCCTTGTGTTAAACGGTCCGCAGGGAATGGGAAAATCCACCTTCTTTGCCATCCTTGGAAAGCAGTGGTTCTCGGATTCCTTATCCATTTCGGATATGAGGGATAAGACTGCTGCCGAGAAGCTGCTCGGAAACTGGATACTTGAGATCAGTGAGATGAACGGCATCCGCAAGACGGAAGTCGAGGTAGTAAAGTCCTTTGTTACCCGTCAGGATGATAAGTTCCGTCAGGCATACGGAGTCAATGTAGAGTCGCATCCAAGAAAGTGCATCATTGTTGGAAGCACCAACTCCGAGGGCGGATTCTTACGTGACGTGACAGGAAACAGAAGATTCTGGCCCGTGCATGTGCCTGGGACAGGAAAACACCATCCGTGGGAGCTTGACTGTGTCGACCAGATCTGGGCAGAGGCAATCCATCTGTATAACGAAGGCGAGGAGCTGTTCTTAAAAGGTGCGGAGGCAGAGGAAGCATATAAGATGCAGCAGGAGGCAATGGAGTCGGATGACCGTGAGGGCATCGTGCAGGACTATCTTGACAGACTGCTGCCGGACAACTGGGCATCAATGGATATTTACCAGAGAAGGGCATTCCTTGGCGGAGGAGAGTTCGAGACGGTCGGTGTCAAAGGAACGGTCATGCGTGAGCGTGTGTGCATCATGGAGATCTGGGTGGAGTGCTTCGGCAAGGAGCGCCAGAACTTAAAGAAGGCAGATTCCTATGAGATCGAAGGCATCTTAAACAAGATCGGGGGATGGAAGAAGTATGATTCCAATACCACGGGAAAGACCAAAGTCCCCCTTTACGGAGTGCAGAAGACTTTTGTGAGGATGGATGAGAAACCAGAGGAAACCCAGTAGGCGGTTTCCGAGGTTTCCCAGATGCAGATGGGCAACGGTAGTTGGAAACCGTGCTGACACCTTGGAAAATAAGGGGTTGCGGTTCTTAGTTTCCCAGTTTCCCATTAAATCCAGTTGAGAATTAAAAATAAAGATAAAAAGAGCAATTCATGTATATATGCGCGTATAGGAGTTAAAGGCATATGGCAACCGCAATCGGCAAAGGAGGTATCTGGTTTTGCTAGAAAGTACAGTAGAGAGACATTTGAGGGAAGAAGCAAAAAAGCGGAAAGGCATGGCGCTGAAGTTCGTATCACCCGGTATGAATGGAGTGCCTGACCGCATCGTCCTGATGCCGGACGGGAAAATGGCATTCGTGGAACTGAAAGCACCGGGGAAGAAGCCAAGACCGCTTCAGCTGAAGAGAAAGCGGATGCTTGAGAGGTTAGGCTTTCCCGTTTATGTAGTTGATAATATCGAACAGATCGGAGGTATCCTTGATGAAATACAAAGCACATGATTATCAGCAGTATGCGACAGATTTTATAATCGGACATCCCGTGAGCTGCCTGATCCTTGACATGGGACTTGGCAAAACGGTCATCACGCTTACGGCACTGTGGCTTCTGCTGTTTGACTATTTTGAAGTAAGGCGGATCCTGGTGATCGCACCGAAGCGTGTGGCAGAGACCACATGGCCGGCAGAGATAAAAAAGTGGGAGCATCTTTACGGCATGACATTTGCCGTGGCAATGGGAACTGCAGGGCAGAGAAAGGAAGCGCTTCTGTCAGGAGCCGATGTGACGATCATCGGAAGGGATAACGTTTCATGGATGACAAAAAACATATTTTTTGATTTTGACATGGTCGTGATCGATGAACTGTCAAGCTTCAAGTCCCCGAAGGCACAGCGGTTCAAAGACCTGAAAAAAGTAAGGCCGATGGCAAAACGTGTGGTCGGGCTTACGGGAACACCGGGAAACCTCATGGACTTATGGGCAGAGATCGGAATCCTTGATATGGGGCAGAGACTTGGAAGATACATCGGAGGATACCGTGACAGGTTCTTCCTTCCCGATAAGCGGAATCGTGAGATCATCTTTTCGTATAAGCCGAGGGAAGGAGCAGAAGAAAAAATATATGAACTGATCTCCGATATCAGCATTTCCATGAAAGCCGTGGATTATCTTGATATGCCGGAATGCGTAAGCAACCGGGTGCCCGTTTCCATGTCGGAATCAGAACAGACACTTTATGACAGGATGGCAGATGAAATGATCCTTGAATACGGGGAAGGACAGGACATCGATGCGGTAAATGCAGCAGCCTTAAGCAACAAGCTCCAGCAGATGGCAAACGGTGCGGTCTATGATGAATCCGGCAATGTCCGTAACATCCATGACAGAAAACTGGATACTCTGGAAGACCTGATCGAATCAGCAAACGGGAAACCGCTTCTGGTTGCATACTGGTTCAAGCATGACAGGGAGCGGATATTAAAAAGGTTTCCGGCAAGGGATATCAATACCAAGAAGGATATTGAGGACTGGAATGAAGGGAAAATCCCGGTGGCACTGATCCATCCGGCATCGGCAGGACACGGACTGAATCTTCAGGAAGGTGGTTCAACCATTGTATGGTTTTCACTTACATGGTCCCTCGAACTGTATCAGCAGTTAAATGCCAGACTTTACAGACAGGGGCAGAAACACACGGTCATTATAGAGCATCTGGTGACAGAAGGAACGGTCGATGAAGATATCCTACGGGCAATTGAAAAAAAGGATACTACACAGAATGCAATGATAGAAGCAGTAAAGGCAAGGATTGGAGGTATGACGGATGACGGCAGAAGTAATGATGAAGGAATATAAGAACATGAAAAAGGAACTGACCGTGACTGAGTTCCAGCTCCGTCAGTTTCAGGGAGTGAGCGAACAGGACATGATCGATTCCATGCTTTATTCCCATCAGGAAGGGGAAAGGGTGCAGACGAGCACTCTTTCCGATAAAACGGCAAACATAGCGATCAAGTATAAGACAGCAATGGAACGGGAGAATGACGAGTGGTACGATTTCCTTTTCCACAGATATATGTTCCTGAAAGAAGAACTGGATTTTTTCGAGCATGCAGTGAACGGACTGGATGAAAGACATAGAAGCATTATCACGGATCTTCTGGATGAGGATATGACATGGGACATCATGATGGAAAGATACCATGTGAGCCATACGATGATAGCAAAATACAGAAAAGCAGCATTGAAGGAACTTGATAAACAGTATGAACTGAGGGACAGACAGGTGGAAACCTTTGTCCTCGGATAGGAGGTTTTTATGTGTAAGCGTGGAGATATTTATTATGTGGATTTTGGAGAAAAAGATGGAAGCAAGCAGGGCGGTGTCCGTCCGGCACTGGTGGTAAGCAATAATAAGGCGAATAAGCATTCGCCTGTGGTTACGGTCGTTCCGCTATCAGCCAGAGTGTGGAAAAAGAAGTATCTTCCAACCCATGTGCAGATTCCCAAAGGCAGCGGTCTGAACAAGCCAAGCATGGCACTGGCGGAACAGGTGGAAACACTTGATAAAACAAGGCTCGGAGAAAGAATCGGGGAAGTGCTGGATGACATGGTCATGGAGCAGATCACTGTGGCTCTCCAGATACAGATAGGTGCATATGCAGAGTACAATTAAGGCAGTCAGACGGCTGTCTTTTTTGTTTGCGTTATGGTAAAATCTTAATATGTTTGGGAAGGAAGTGATGTTCTATGTCATATGAAGAAGATTACAGAAGACCATATAGTGCAAAATGTGCTTGTGGAAAAGGATATTTGCAATTTTACAGAATATATTTGTCAAATGACTGGGGACAGGAAAAAGAGAATGATACGGCAGTTGAGATTTTCTGTGACAGTTGTAAGGAGAAGTATCATTACGAAAGAAATTACGGCAATGATTATTTAGTTCCGAATGGGTTAGCGTTTCCAAAACAAAGACCCGAATTGGACAGAAAATATTCGTATGATGATAAAGAAAAACTTGTAAAAAAATATGGCAGAGAAAAAATAGCTACTATGGTGGAGGATATGACTGCACCAAAACATAGATTTATAAAGAATCTGGAAAACGAAGATGCTATTAGTTTTGCAAATTCGTGGGCGCAGTGGTACAGAAAGAAGTCACTGGCACCGATGGTGTCATATCTACAAAAAATACTGGATGAATATGATGACATAGAAAAGAGTATTGTAGCTAAACAACCATATAATAAAAAATATGAACAGGAATGCAGTACCTTTTCAAGGCAGATAATTGAAACAGAGAAAAAGAGCTGTCGGTTATCATTCCGATATGATAAGGAACGAGATGAAGCTGAACAAGAGCGAAAGAGAAAAGAGCAGGAACAATATGAAGAAAAGCACAGATATGATGATTTTGAGGCAGTAGTTCACTATGATTCTTCGTATAAAAGAGATTTCTCGAATCAGTATTGGGACAGCTATTTTATAAAAGAGTGTATAGATCCACAGCATTTATCGTTGGATAAATCGGGGTATGGAAAACCTATAATAACAATTGCAAAGAAATATGCATGTGTCTGTCAAATCTGTGGAAAAGAAGAGGATATACTTTCATCTAACATGAAAATCCTTTATGATGAGGACAGAGGTTATTATTTGGGTAAATGCTGCAGTTGTCACGAGGTATCATCTTTTGAAGCAAAAACAATGGATATATTGGATCAGTTAGGAATTACTTATATCAGAGAAAAATCTTTTGATGGCTTAGTAGGTGATTCGGGCAGAGGGCTTCGGTTTGATTTTGTATTATCTAAATCTGCTGATAAAGATGGAAATCCAATCATTGATTTGGCTATAGAACTACAGGGACCACATCATTATAAAAAGGGTTATTATGATGAATTTGGAACTTATGTGGCAGAGGATAACAGTATTGCATCAGATAGATTTAATCGGCAGATAAAGTATGATGAGAGAAAAAGACAATATTGCGAGCAGAATGGTATCAGTTTAGAGTGCATCAAGTATACGGCATCAAATGACCAAGAACGTTTAGAAAAAGCAATCAGAAAAATTCTTAAGGAGCATGGTTATAAATACTTTGTGGAAAGCGAGAAACATGATGATTGGATGGTGTACTAGAGGTGCACTAAAGGAGTACTAAGGGTGTACTGACTTTTTAATTTACATCTGCTATGATTAAGATGGCAAAAAAGAAAGGGAGCGGAAACGCTCCTTTTTATGTTGCCGTAAGGCGGTGTCTTTCCAATCCTTTCACACCGCCCGTGTACATAGAAGGGAGGAATGGCAGATGCCGATGAAACCGAAGAAGCCGTGCAGACACCCCGGATGTCCGAAGCTGACAGATGGACTGTACTGCGAGGAGCATGAAGCACTGCACCGTGGTGACAGGGCGAGCAGCAGCAAGCGTGGTTACAACAGGCAGTGGCAGAAGGCAAGGGCAAGATACCTAAAGGCACATCCATTGTGTGTTCAGTGCTTAAAGGAAGGGCATGCGGTGACAGCAACAGTGGTCGATCATATCAGACCGCATCGTGGTGATCCCGTGCTGTTCTGGGACGAGAAGAACTGGCAGAGCCTTTGCAAGCCTTGTCATGATAAAAAGACATGGAACGAAGATAACAATCCTGAGTATCGGTTCTGACGGCAGACCGTGGGGGTATCTGAATCTCTACAGGCTGAGTCGCTGAAGACCGATGGCCCCCTTTGCGTGAATTTTCGCAGAATTAAACAGGGGGGATATAAAAAGGGTATGGTAATTTTCGCAGAATGTACTTAAAACACGGCAAAAATGGGTATTTCCTTTTGCCGGAAAATCAGGAAAAAAGCATTATTTAAGGCTGGAAAACAGTGTAAAAACATTGTTTTTCCGGTCTTTTTTTGTGTGCTGGAAGGAGAGTGGAAAGGATGACGGACGCACAGGCAAAGCAGATCAACGAGATGCGGATGAAGGGGATGGGCTATAAAGCCATCGGAATGGCAATCGGACTGTCCCGTGACATCGTAAGGAATTACTGCAAGAGACACAACCTTGCCGGATACGCCACGGTGGTTTCAAAAAATATGAAACTCATGGTGGACGGTAAAGAGGTGTGCCATTTCTGCGGTAATCCGATCACGCAGCCGAAGACCGGCAGACCGAGAAGGTTCTGCTGCGAAAAATGCAGAAGGGAATGGTGGAAGGCACACCCGGAAGCAGTAAAGAAAAGCGAGAAGGCTTCCTACACGCTTGTATGTGAGCAGTGCGGGAAGCCTTTCATTTCCTATGGAAACAAGAACAGAAAATACTGTGGCCGTGAATGTTATTTCCGGCACAGGTTTTTAGCAGAGGAGGATATGGAAGATGCAGTTTCAGAGTTATAAAATAGCAGACCTTATCCCGGCTTCCTATAATCCGAGGAAGAAGTTAAAACCGGGTGATAAGGAATATGAAAAAATCAAGAACTCCATTAAAGAGTTCGGTTATGTCGAGCCGATCATCATCAACTCAGACATGACCATTATCGGAGGACACCAGAGAGCCACGGTCCTTGCAGACCTCGGATACACGGAAGTGGAATGTATCGTGGTCGATATCGACAAGACCAAGGAAAAGGCACTCAATGTAGCGCTTAATAAAATTACAGGCGAATGGAATAAGGAACTCCTGGCCGACCTCATCAAAGACCTTGAGGATTCAGATCTTGATGTCGGCATCACGGGTTTTGAACCACCGGAGATCGAACAGCTTTTTAATTCCGTGCATGATAAGAAAATCACGGAAGATGACTTTGATGTGGAAGCGGAGCTTGCAAAGCCGACCGTGGCAAAGACAGGAGATGTATGGCTGCTTGGAAAGCACCGTGTCATCTGCGGTGATTCCATTCTGCCGGAGACTTACGATAAGCTGATGGATGGACGGAAAGCAAATCTTGTCTTGACTGACCCGCCATACAATGTAAATGTCGAGGAGACGGCCGGCAAGATCAAAAATGACAACATGCCGGATGAGGATTTCTATAAGTTCCTGTTTGCTGCTTTTGTAAATATGGAGCAGTCAATGGAACAGGATGCTTCCATTTATGTATTCCATGCGGATACGGAGGGGCTGAATTTCAGAAAGGCATTCAAGGATGCAGGTTTTTATCTTTCCGGGTGCTGCATCTGGAAGAAGAACGCACTGGTCCTTGGAAGAAGTCCGTACCAGTGGCAGCATGAGCCGTGTCTGTTCGGATGGAAGAAAGGCGGGAAGCACCAGTGGTATTCAGACAGGAAGCAGACCACCATCTGGGAATATGACCGTCCGAAAGCAAGCAAGGACCATCCGACCATGAAGCCTGTGGCGCTTATGGCATATCCGATCCAAAACTCCTGTATGAGCAACTGCATCGTGCTTGATCCGTTCCTTGGTTCCGGCTCTACGCTGATCGCCTGTGAGCAGACACACCGTATCTGCTACGGTATCGAACTGGATGAGAAGTTTGTGGATGTGATCATAAACCGCTACATTGAACAGTGCGGTTCGGATGCGGATGTATTTGTCATCCGTGACGATATGAAAATTTCATATCAGCAATTATGCAGGGGAGGGCAGTATAATGAAACAGATGACCTTCCTTGATCTATGTTCCGGCATCGGCGGTTTCAGGCTCGGTCTTGAAACTGCCGGCCATAAATGCATCGGGTACTGTGAATATGATAAATTTGCAAGAGCCTCATATGAGGCAATGTATGATACGGAAGGAGAGTGGAAAGCTCATGATGTCACAAAACTCAAACCCGGAGATGTCCCCTATGCAGACATCTGGTGCTTCGGATTCCCATGCCAGGACATCTCCGTTGCCGGAAAACAGCGGGGACTGGTCGGAAAAAGAAGTGGAATATATTACAACATTATTGACCTTCTCAAAGGCAAAGAAGAAAGTGCTAAACCCGCATACCTACTTGTTGAGAACGTTAAGAACCTGTTATCAATCAATGCAGGATTCGACTTTGCCTCAGTTCTGTCTGAAATGGACGAAGCAGGGTATGACTGTCGGTGGCAGGTGCTTAACTCCAAAAACTTCGGAGTCCCGCAGAACCGTGAGCGTGTGTTCATTATCGCAAATCTTAGAAGCAGAGGTAGACGAGAAATATTACCTCTCACCGGAGAAAACGCAGCAGCTCTTAACCAGCTTATAGGAGGCATGCAGGGCTACCGTGTTTATGGGACGGACGGCATTTCCGCAACCCTTGTGGGGAATGCTGGCGGTGTCGGGGCCAAGACAGGGCTTTACTTTATCGACCAGAGCAACCATGATCCGAAGATCACGGATACGGCAAGATGCCTGACAGCGAGGTACACAGCCGGGATGACCAACCATACCGCCATGAACTCAGCCGTGCTGGAAGTCCACCCGGTGCTTACACCGGAGCGGATGGAGAAACGGCAGAACGGAAGAAGGATGAAAGAGGACGGAGAGCCGATGTTCACCCTGACCTCTCAGGACAGGCACGGTGTGTATGTCTGTGAAAAGGTGGATTCCGTCAAAGTGAAAAATGCCACGAAGGCAGGATATGAAGTGGCACGGGAAGGGGACGGCATCAACCTTGCCTACCCGGACAGCGAGACAAGAAGGGGAAGGGTAGGAAAAGGATGCTCCCAGACACTGGACTGCTCCGGGCAGATGGGAACGCTCATGAGGGGCGGACGCATCAGACGGCTGACTCCGAGGGAGTGCTTCCGCTTACAGGGATTTTCTGATGAGCTTTTTGACCGTGCCTCTGTCGTTAACTCCGATGCACAGCTTTATAAACAGGCCGGAAATGCAGTCACCGCAACGGTCGCTTATGCGGTTGCGATGTCACTTCCGGAGTCCAGAAACTGACATTACATTTTCTTTTGGAAAGTACCATTATCTGCTTGACTATACGGGCATTCAGAGTGATATATGGTACTACCAAAAGGAAAGGAGACCAGCAGAATGGAAATTATTACAAACGCTGAGAACAGGAAAGAATTAGTAAAAGCCTTATCCGGACATTTCGGACAGAGGTCAGAATACCTTGGACCGCCATCCTTTGCATACCGCATCGGAAGCATCACGGTGGACAGGGATGCAAAGGTCATACTTGAAGATGACAGCATGGAAGACGAGGTGAGAAGGGTGCTTTTCCAGAATGACGTGGCAGAAGAGGCACAGGAAACACAGACGGAAGAACCGGAAGCGGAAATCAAAATACCAATCGGCAGCATGACACCGCAGGGCATCATCAACCTGATAAATATGATGCATTCCAAACAGTACCTTATCAACAGGGCAGTCGGCAGGGAGTGCATTTCCATAGCAGACAGCCTTATAAATGCCCTGACCGAAAGAACCTTCGAAGATACGGAGACGGCAGCCGGGTTCATTACGGAACAGGGCGGATGCAGCGGTGTTACCTTTGCAGACGGGAATATTGAGTTCACGGGATTTCCGCATACCGATGACATGATGGAATACTGCAGACTTGCATCGGCAATGGTAAAGAAAGCATCGGAACAGAAACGTGTGAATCCGAAGCAGACTATTGAAGAGAATGAAAAATATTACATGAGGGCATGGCTTGTATCAATCGGGTTTGGCGGCAGCGAAGGCAAGGAAATAAGGAATTTTCTTCTGAAAAATCTGAACGGACATACGGCATTCCGGACGAAAGCGGATGAAGAAAAGTGGAAGGAAGCAAGAAAAGCAGAGAGGGGGAGCGTTGTATGTTCGGAGTAGATGCAAAAATGCTAAAGCAGCTTCGCAAAGAGTATCCCGAGGGGACAAGGGTGATCCTGGAATCCCTCGATGACCCATACAGAAAAATTCCCAAGGGAACAAGGGGAGTCGTTAAATTTGTAGATGATGCAGGACAGCTTCATACAGAATGGGAAGGCTACGGCACACTTGCCCTTATCTATGGAGTGGATTCTTGGCGAAAGGAATGAAATGGATAAGAAAGTAATCACCGTATGCTACGGCAAAAAAGATGAATGGAATTCAAGGAAAGAAGCAGAAGCCTTCTTCCTTGAAGCCATGATGGGTTCGGACGGAAGCGAAAGAGACCGATATACTAATATATACATAAAACTGCAGATGGGAATGGACTTCTGCACGGATGACGAATATTAACCAAAAGGGGGATGTGATGAGTTGGAAGACAACAGAAAGAAATTAGCGAAATTAAGCAAGGAAGAGTACCGCAGTGTTGTGGCAGAAAGGCTTAAGGCCATAGCAGAACTGCACGATCTTGATACAAAGGTTTTTGCAGAAAAAAGCGGAATCAGCACAAGACGAATGAAAAATCTGATGAATGGAACAGCGAATCTGAGGATTCCTGAAATGCTTGACATTTCGAATGCATTTAATGTCGGCATAGAGTTTATTATGGGATGCTACCCGTATCCGCTGCCGATGCCAAAGGATGAAACAGAGGCTGCCGTATATGAACTGGTGGGAAAGATGGATATGGATGAACTGAAGGAATTTAAGGACAGGCTGGGCGAAAAACTGAAAGAGGCTGAATCATAAAATACACAATGCAAAGCGTGTATCTAAGCAGAATCTTTGTGCAGTTTATGGCGCATATATAACTGGATATATGTGTGTTTTAGAGCGAATATGTACCTACCGAAAGGGAAAAACATACGGAGGTACAAGCCATGAACGAAAGGATTACAAAGCAGATTGAGGAAATGAAGAAACAGACCATCGGGGTCGAGGTTGAGATGAATAACATCCGAAGGGATAAGGCTGCAGAACTTGCAGCGGCATTCTTCGGAACAGGAAGATTTGAAAACACGGCTTCCAGAAACGGATATTATACATGGTCCGCATGGGATGCAAGCGGAAGGGAATGGAAATTCCAGAAGGACGTCAGCATTGCGGGACCGGATGATAAAAAATGCGAGCTGGTCACACCGATCCTTCACTACGAAGACATCGAACTTCTTCAGGAATTGATAAGAAAGCTTAGACATGCGGGAGCCAAGAGTGATGCAACAAGGGGATGCGGAGTCCATATCCATATCGGAGCAAAGGGCCACACACCACAGACTTTACGAAATCTTGCAAACATCATGGCGGGGCATGAGAACCTTTTAGCGGATGCCCTAAACCTTGACAGCTGGCGGATGAACCGCTACTGCAAAACGGTAGACCCAAGATTCCTTAAGGAACTCAACAAAAAGAAACCGAAAACGATGGCAGCCCTAGCAGACATCTGGTACACGGCAAATGGGGCGGTATACGGAAGAAACAACCATTACAATGAAAGCCGGTACCATATGTTAAACTACCATGCTACTTTTACAAAAGGGACAGTTGAGTTCAGACTTTTCCAATTTGATGCCCCGGCTGACGGAAAGCTGAACGGACTGCATGCGGGACAGCTGAAGAGTTACATCCAGCTCTGCCTTGCCTTAAGCCAGATGGCAAAGGAAGTAAGGACGGCAAGCCCAAAACCGCAGCAGACGGAAAATCCAAAATACGCAATGCGGACATGGCTTTTAAGACTCGGATTCATCGGGGACGAATTTAAGACCGCAAGGGAAATCCTTGCAAAGAGACTTGCAGGAGACACGGCTTTCAGAAGCGGAAGGGCTGCTTGAAGAGAACAGCCTCCTGCCACCTTGGAACACTGACCGCCATGAGCGGTCTTAAGGTGGTAGAAGGGTGTTCCCTTCAGAAAGGATGGAAACATTATGAAAAGATATTACATTGCTTATGGCAGCAACCTGAACATCAGACAGATGCGGATACGATGCCCTTACGCAAGGGTGATCGGTACTGCAGTCATACACGATTATGAGCTTCTCTTTAAAGGAAGCCATACGGGAGCCTATCTTACCATTGAGCCGAAGGAAGGCAGCGAGGTTCCCGTGGCGGTATGGGAAGTCACGGAGTCGGATGAGGCGGCACTTGACCGCTACGAAGGATATCCGGTGTTTTATTATAAAAAAGAAATAGAACTTGATATCAGGGGCATCCGCACGGGGAAGATACGCAGAAGGAAGTGCTTTGTGTACATCATGCATGAAGAACGGAAGATCAGAGTACCTTCCCTTTCGTATGTCAGCACATGCCTTCAGGGGTACATCAGCTTTGGGTTTGACGAGCATTACCTTTCCGAGGCACAGATAAAAGCAGTGGAGGTGGCAGGACATGAAGAGTGAAACACTGCACATACGGATATGCCCCCGCTGCGGGGCTTCCTACGGAAGGACACCATCTCTTTCAAGGGCAGACGGCAGAACGCTTATCTGCCCGGACTGTGGGACACGTGAGGCGCTTGAGAGCATTGGTGTCGGGGCAGAGGAACAGGAACAGATCCTTGAAGCCATCCACAGGTCACAGCGGTAAAATCCACAATTTCTCAGGCTGATCTTTGTGTACATTATGATGCTTAAATGACTGGATATATGTACGGTTCAGAGCGAATATGTACCTACCGAAAGGAAAAACAAAGAAAACGGAGGAAGATACAATGGAAACAAAGATCACAACAGCAGAAAAATTAGCGATGGAGCTTTACGGATGCATGAATTCAGCAGTCCTTGACTACGGTGATTACACGGTTGCAGTCTGGGATCACTGCTTTAAAGGAAGCATTGCAGAAGTTTATGAACTGGTTGAAACACCGGATGAGACAGGTTTTGGGAGATGTGAATGCAGGATTTCAAGGATTGGAAGAAAAGAAGGATTTGAGGATGCCGGGCATGCAATGGCATGGGCACTCACAAATGTAAAATAGCAGAAAGGGCAGGGAAAATGTTCCCTGCCTGTGTACATTTACACAATGTACCGACAGTATCTTTGTGTACATTATGGCACTGAAATGACTGGATATAATCAGCGTTTAGAGCGAATATGTACCTACCGAAAGGGAAAACAAAGAAAAAAAAGCGGAGGTACAAGACCATGAAGAGAATTGAGGCTTTTGAAAAAGCCATGAACGAGGGAGGAAGCCTTAAGGATTACGGGATCAACAGCACATTATTTGCAGCATACAGAGACTGCCAGGAAACAGGAAACGATAACATTGATTTTAACGGAGTCATCTGGGATTACGACATTCTGGAAATTGTAAAGGCTTTAAAGGGAAACGGCATCAGCGAATTTACGATAAGCAGTACATTTTCAAGCCTGATCGAAACACTTGCAGCATTTGAAAAGGAAGGCATCAGGATGGCAGGGCTTACCGAGGTGAATGCAACATACTCGGATTGGAAAACAGGAAAGAAAGCAAGAATTCCGGCAATCAGAATGACACTTTAAAAATAAACACACAAATCGGAAGGCCTCTTCGGAGGTCTTTTTATTATGCCATTTACGGGGAGGTGAGGACAGTGGCGCAGAGAGGAAGAAAACCAAAGCCTACGGCAGTAAAGGTGCTTGAGGGCAATCCGGGCAAGAGAAGCCTTAATACGGGCGAACCAAAGCCCGAGAAAAAGGCCCCGCGCTGTCCGGCATGGCTTGAGGATGAGGCAAAGAAGGAATGGAAGCGGATGGCAAAACAGCTGGAGCATCTGGGGATCCTTACGGAAATCGATATGGCAGCATTCGCAGGATACTGTCAGGCATATGCGAGATGGAAAGAGGCAGAGGAGTTCATTACACAGCACGGGACCATCGTAAAGACCCCGAGCGGATACTGGCAGCAGGTACCGCAGGTGTCCATTGCCCAGACCTATCTGAAGATCATGAACAAGTTCTGTGAGCAGTTCGGACTGACCCCGTCTGCAAGAAGCCGTATCTCCACGGACAGCGGTGAGGATAAGCAGAACGATGAAATGGAGCTTCTGCTTGTGAAAGGCGGTGCAAAATAATGTTTGACAAGGCAAAAGCAGATCATGCGGTCAATTTTATAAACTGCTTGAAACACACCAAAGGAAGGTGGCGGGGAGTTCCGTTTGAACTTCTCCCGTGGCAGGACGAGATCATCCGTACCCTTTATGGGACGGTAAAGGAAAACGGATACAGGCAGTACAATACCTGTTACTGTGAGATACCAAAGAAAAACGGAAAATCGGAGCTGGCGGCTGCCATTGCACTGTATATGACATGCGGTGACGGTGAATGGGGAGCTGAGGTTTACGGCTGTGCTTCCGACAGGCAGCAGGCTTCCATCGTATTTGATGTTGCAGTGGATATGGTGGATCAGTGTCCGGCACTGAAGAAAAGGATCAAGCCTGTCATGTCCGTAAAAAGGCTTGTATATAAACCAACCAACAGCTTCTACCAGGTGCTGTCGGCAGAGGCATACACAAAGCATGGACTGAACGTCCATGCGGTCATCTTTGATGAGCTGCATGCACAGCCGAACAGGGAACTGTTCGATGTCATGACCAAGGGTTCTGGAGATGCCAGGACACAGCCGTTGTTCTTTCTGATCACGACAGCCGGGACAGACCGGAATTCCGTGTGTTTTGAACAGCACCAGAAGGCTCTGGATATCATAGAGGGGAGAAAGATAGACCCGACATTTTATCCTGTGATCTACGGGGCATCCGATGAGGATGACTGGTCGAGTGAGGATGTGTGGTATAAGGCAAATCCGTCACTCGGATACACGATAGACATTGAGAAAGTGCAGAATGCATATATCAGTGCAAAAGATAATGCAGCAGAGGAGAACGTATTCCGGCAGCTCCGTCTGAACCAGTGGGTGAAACAGAGCACCAGGTGGATGCAGATGGATAAGTGGGATGCCTGTTCCTTTGCCGTGAATGAGGAGGAGCTTCTCGGTAGGGAATGCTATGGCGGACTTGACCTTTCAAGTTCCACGGATATCACGGCATTCGTGCTTGTATTCCCACCAAGAAACGATACGGAGAAATATGTGGTACTTCCGTATTTCTGGATACCAGAGGATAACATGAGGCTGCGTGTCCGAAGGGATCATGTCCCGTATGATGTCTGGGCAGCCGAGGGATGCCTTCAGACCACCGAGGGCAATGTCATCCATTATGGATTTATCGAGCAGTTCATTGATGAGCTGGGAACAAAATTTCATATTAAAGAGATCGCATTTGACAGATGGGGAGCGGTGCAGATGGTTCAGAATCTTGAGGGAATGGGATTTACCGTTGTTCCATTCGGACAGGGGTATAAAGATATGAGTCCTCCGACCAAGGAGCTGATGAAGCTGACACTGGAAGAGAGGATAGCACATGGCGGACATAAGGTGCTGCGGTGGATGATGGATAATGTATTTGTCCGTCAGGACCCGGCAGGGAACATCAAAATGGATAAGGAAAAATCCACGGAGAAAATTGACGGGGCCGTTGCAACAGTCATGGCACTTGACCGTGCAATCAGAAATGGGGGCAGTGATGGAAGTGTGTATGATGACAGAGGAATATTAGTTTTATAGTGATTGCAATATTAATGCTCACTAAAGTATGGTATAATATGAAATATTAAAGTTGGTAAGACTATATTTCATATGCATTTACTTAATAAACAGCAAAAGTTTGATTAAATGACATTTTTAAGACACGGGAGGTATAAAGAATGACAAAAATGACAGAAGAAGATTTTGATAAGCTGGTAGCAAGCACTACACCTGAGAAGTGTGATCATAAGGATATCGTGAAACTTTATTATTTGGGTACACACACAGATTATGGGTGTATCAAGTGTAAATGCAAAAGTTCAAATAAAGAAGATTTTAATAGATAGATTATTATAGAATCAAGCATCTCATATGAGGTGCTTTTTTTGTACCCATTTTTAGGAGGTGTCACATGGGAATTAAGGGGTTATTTGGTTTCGGACAGGCGAGGGATAAGCCCGTGGATAAGGCGGCTGATGCCGGATATTCGTTTCTGTTCGGACGGACAACAAGCGGAAAGCCTGTAAATGAAAGAACTGCAATGCAGACAACGGCAGTATATGCCTGTGTCAGGATTCTTGCGGAAGCAATCGCATCCTTACCGCTTCATGTATATGAGTATCAGGATGACGGAGGCAAGAAGCTGGTGCATGACCATCCTTTATATTATCTGCTCCATGATGAGCCGAACCCAGAGATGACTTCATTTGTGTTCAGGGAAACACTGATGAGTCATCTTTTAATATGGGGAAATGCTTATGCCCAGATCATAAGGGACGGGGCAGGAAGGGTGCTAGGACTGTATCCGCTTCTCCCGGACAAGATGGATGTGCAGCGGGATGACAAAGGAAACATCTATTATGTGTATTCCAGAAACAGCGATGAAAACCCCATGTTCAAGGAATATGGAAATATCAAACTGAAAGCCGAGGATGTACTTCACATTCCGGGACTTGGATTTGACGGACTGATCGGTTATTCTCCGATTGCGATGGCAAAGAACGCTGTCGGCATGACGCTTGCCTGTGAGGAATACGGGGCGAGTTTCTTTGCAAACGGGGCAAATCCGGGCGGTGTCCTGGAACATCCGGGAGTCCTGAAAGACCCGTCAAAGGTGAGGGAGTCCTGGAACTCCGTGTACCGTGGCGTGAGTAACGCACACAAGATAGCAGTGCTTGAGGAAGGCATGAAGTACCAGCAGATTGGAATACCACCGGAAGAGGCACAGTTCCTTGAAACAAGGAAATTCCAGATCAATGAGATCGCAAGGCTTTACAGGATACCGCCCCACATGGTAGGTGACCTTGATAAGTCGAGCTTTTCCAATATTGAGCAGCAGTCCTTGGAGTTCGTAAAATACACACTTGATCCGTGGGTAATCAGATGGGAGCAGTCCTTACAGAGATCGCTCCTTCTGCCGGGTGAAAAAGGAAAGTATTTTATCAAGCTGAATGTGGACGGTCTGCTCCGTGGGGATTACCAGTCTAGGATGAACGGCTATGCAGTCGGAAGGCAGAACGGATGGTTTTCTGCCAATGACATCCGTGAGATGGAAAACATGAACCCGATCCCGGATGAGGAAGGGGGAAACCTGTATCTGATAAACGGTGCAATGACCAAACTTGCGGATGCGGGAGCTTTTGCAAAGACGGATATGGGGCAGCAGAACGCTCCGGCACAGGAAAACAGCGGAAAGAGAGGTAAATGATGAAGCGGAAGTTTTGGAACTGGATAAAGAATGAAGATGAGAGCGTGCCTGACATGGAAAGGACGCTCTTTTTAAATGGCATGATCTCGGATGAAACATGGTACGGGGATGAAGTGACACCGCAGCTTTTCAAAGATGAACTGAATGCCGGAAACGGAAATATCACGGTGTGGATCAATTCTCCGGGCGGTGATGTGTTCGCGGCAGCACAGATTTATAACATGCTCCGTGACTATAAGGGAAGCGTGACTGTCAAGATAGACGGTATTGCAGCTTCGGCAGCATCCGTGATCGCAATGGCAGGAGACACGGTCTGTGTATCCCCTGTTGCAATGATGATGATCCACAATCCTGCGACCATGGCAATGGGCGAGACAAGGGATATGCAGAAAGCAATCGCCATGTTGAATGAGGTCAAGGAATCGATCTTAAATGCCTATGAATTCAAGACGGGGCTTACCCGTGCAAGGCTCTCCCACATGATGGATGATGAGACCTGGTTCAATGCAAAGAAGGCAGTGGAGCTTGGATTTGCGGATAAGATACTCTTTTCTTCCGGTGAGACGGATGAAGAGAAGAAAAAGCCTGAAAAGCCGGAAAAAGAACCGGAGGAAGGCAGTGATGGAGAGGAAGGAAAAGAAAAGGGAGACGGGGATAAGGACAAGAAAAAGAAGTTCCCATTCCAGCAGGATTCCATGATGTATTCCACCAAGGCGATGAATGAATCGTTCCTTTCCAGGGTATCCCGTGTGGATGCCATGATACCAGTCAGCCAGTTAGAAAAAAGACTGAGTCTTTTAACACATTAAGGAGGATTTCAAGATGAGTAAGATTTTAGAATTAAGAGAAAAAAGAGCAAAGGCATGGGAAGCTGCAAAGGCATTCCTCGATGCCAAGAGAACACAGGAAGGTTTTGTGTCTGCTGAGGATGCAGCCACCTATGACAAGATGGAAAATGATGTCGTAAATCTTGGAAAGGAGATCGAGAGACTGGAAAGGCAGGCTGCCATCGATGCAGAACTTTCCAAGGCAACAAGCACACCGATCACCAACAAGCCGGATGCAAAGACTGGCGGTGATACAAAGACCGGGAGGGCAACCGATGAGTACAGAAAAGCGTTCTGGAACGGCATGAGAAACAAGGTGCTGTCCTATGAAGTACAGAATGCCCTTACCATCGGCACGGATTCCGAGGGCGGCTATCTTGTACCGGACGAGTACGAGAAGAAACTGGTGGAAGCACTGGAAGAGGAGGTATTCTTCCGTAACCTTGCAACCGTCATCAAGACATCGAGCGGTGACCGTAAGATTCCAATCGTTACATCCAAGGGTGAGGCAGCGTGGATCGATGAGGGCGGTCAGTTCCCGGAATCTAATGACAGCTTCGGACAGACAACTATCAGTGCCTTTAAGCTGGCAACCATGATCAAGGTGTCCGATGAACTCTTAAATGACAGTGTGTTCAATATCGAGCAGTACATCTCAAGGGAGTTCGGAAGAAGGATCGGTACAAAGGAAGAAGAGGCATTCTTTATCGGTGACGGCAAGGGCAAGCCTACCGGAATCTTCAATGCCACAGGCGGTGCTGAGACAGGCGTGACATCTACCGGAACATCCATTACGTTTGATGATGTCATTGATCTTTACTATTCCCTCCGGGCTCCTTACCGTAACAAGGCAGTATGGCTTTTGAATGATTCGACCGTAAAGGCAATCAGAAAGCTGAAGGACGGAAACGGAAATTATATCTGGCAGCCGTCCGTAAGGGAAGGAGAGCCTGATAAGATCTTAAACCGTCCTTATCGCACATCCATCTATGTGCCGGAACTTGCAGCCGGAAACCGTGTCATGGCATTCGGTGATTACAGTTATTACTGGATCGCAGACCGCCAGGGCAGAAGTTTCAAGAGACTGAATGAGCTTTATGCTACAACCGGACAGGTCGGATTCCTTGCTTCCGAGCGTGTGGACGGCAAGTTGATCCTTTCCGAGGCAGTCAAGACACTTGATATCAAGGCTGCCGGAAAGTAGGGGTGGCAGGATGTTCGTAACGCTTGAGGAGGCCAAAGGGTATCTCAGGGTCGATTCGTCAGACGAGGATGAACTCATCCTCCGTCTGATGGAAACATCCGACCGCCTAATCTTAGACGTGACAAGACAAACCCCGGAAGATCTCAAAGAGTATGGATCTGTTGTCCGTACTGCAGAACTGTATGTTATTGCCTACCTGTATGAGCATCGGGAAGAAGCGGATCATAAGACCATGACGGAAACATTGAAGTATCTGTTTTTTGGAATCAGGAGGGAGATATTCTGATGATAGAACTCATGCGTGAACGGATCACGATACAGAAAAGCAGAACGAAGACGGACAAAGCCGGAAACCATACGGTTGTGTGGGAGAATCATTATCAATGTTTTTCCTATGTGAACAGCCTGTCGGGAAAAGAATACTGGGAAGCAAAACAGGTAAATGCGGAAACGGAGATTGATTTTGTCATCCGCTACTGCAGTGAGGTGTCAGGTCTTGATACGGAGCATTTTCGTATTGTTTTCCGTGGAAATCTTTACAATATTTCCTTTATTGATAACGTGCAGTATAAAAATAAGACAGTCAAAATAAGGGCTGCCCTGACAAAGAGGTGAGCGGATGGCAGAGAGAAGGACAACGGTTGACGGACTGGCAGATGCAATCATGGATGGTCTGAAAAAGTATGCCGATCTTGCAACGGATACCGTTAAGGATGCGGTAAAAGATGCATCCAAGACCGTAAAGAAAGAGATACAGGCAAATGCCCCGAAGCAGACAGGAAGATATAAGAAAAGCTGGACGGTCAAAAAGACAGCGGAGAGCAGCAGCTCACTTACCATGACGGTTCATTCCAAGGACAGATACCAGATTGCACACCTTCTGGAACACGGCCATGCAAAACGTGGAGGCGGCAGGGTAGCCGGAAGGGAGCATATCGCTCCGGCAGAAGAAAAAGGCAATAAGGAACTTCTGCAGAAGATAGAGAGGGGGTTACGGTGATGACACATGAAGAAGTGATGGCAGTGATGGAAAAAATCGGTCTTCCGTATGCCTATCATCATTTTGCAGAGGGCGAGTCACCCGATCCGCCTTTCTTGGTGTTTCTATATCCGAAGAGCAATAATTTTTCTGCTGACGGAAAGGTATATCACAAAATAAACTGCCTGAATGTGGAGTTATATACGGATGTAAAAAATATAGAACTTGAACAGAAAATAGAAGCCGTGTTTGACGGGCATGGAATTTTTTATGAGAAAAGCGAAGTATGGATTGAGTCAGAAAGTCTGTATGAAGTGCTTTATGAGATGGAGGTATAGAAAAATGGCTAATAAAAAGAATAAAGTCAAGTTTAATATTCGAAATGTGCATTATGCACTGCTTACCAAAAGTGATGATGGAGAGGTGACATATGGTACACCTGTGCCGATGCCCGGTGCGGTATCCATTTCGCTTGATCCAAACGGAGAGCCAAGTGTATTCTATGCAGACGGATATGCATATTACACGATCAATAACAATCAGGGCTATGAAGGTGACCTTGAACTTGCTCTGGTGCCGGAGTCGTTCCGTACCGATGTACTGAAGGAATCCCTCGATGCCAATAATGTGCTTGTTGAAGATGCGACCGTGGAAACAGGTAAATTTGCACTGTTGTTTGAATTTGATGGTGACATCAATAAAATCCGTCATGTGCTTTATAATTGCACGGCAGCAAGACCTACCATTGAATCAGCAACAAAGGAAGATGAGATTGAGGTCAAGACAGAAACCCTGTCGATTACGGCATCACCTCTTGATGGGGGCTATGTAAAAGCGCGTACATCTGACGGCACATCGGCGGCTGCTTATGATGGCTGGTATAAAACAGTATATCTTCCGAAAGCAGTATCTGATGCATCGGGCCAGTCCGACAGTACAAAGGTATCATCAGCAAAGAACAGTTCTAAGGAGGTCGTATCATGAGCCTTATAAAAAATCTTGAAATTGATGGAAAGCAGGTGCCATTCAAGGCATCTGCTGCAATCCCACGAATTTATCGTATTAAGTTTGGAAGGGATATTTATAAAGACCTGAGTGCATTGGAAAAGGCAGTGGGGAAAGATAAAGATGAAAGTTCAAGTCTGGATCTGTTTTCGCTAGAAATGTTTGAGAATATCGCTTATGTTATGGCAAAACATGCAGACCCGGGCATTCCCGATACACCAGAAGAATGGCTTGACGAGTTTAATACATTTTCTATTTATCAGATTCTTCCACAACTTATTGAGTTATGGGGATTGAATGTAAAAACAGATGTTGAGGCTAAAAAAAACTTCGCCCGACAGAGCGTCAGATGACAACACCATTATTTCTTCTAAGATGTGTGCAGATAGGTCTGTCTATCCGAGACCTTGATCTTCTGACAATAGGGATGGTCAATGATATGTATGCGGAGAGCAGTAATGATGATTATAAGTATCCAGAAGTTGCAACGCAGGAAGATTTCGACAGATTCTAGATTGAGAGAACAGCCATTTTCTAATGTAATATGGAAAGTGGCTGAAATATTCTCTGCTGCAAAATATGAATATGCTGGAGCAAAAATATAATAATTTACATAGAAACATCTGTCAAAATGGCAGGTGTTTTTCTTTGTTACGGAGCAGAAATGCTCCTTTTTTTGTACCCAATTTTAGGAGGAGGTGAGAATTCATGGCAAGCCGTATTCAGGGAATTACCGTAGAAATCGGTGGTGATACAACCAAATTGCAGAATGCCCTTAAGGGTGTGAATGGACAGATAAAGTCTACTCAGTCACAGCTGAAGGATGTAAACAAACTGCTGAAACTGGATCCGGGCAACACAGAACTGATAGCACAGAAACATAAGCTGCTTTCAGAGGCTGTTGGCGAGACAAAAGAAAAACTGGCAACCTTAAAGACGGCAGCGGAACAGGCAAACACGGCGCTTGCCAATGGTGAAATCTCCAAAGAGCAGTACGATGCATTACAGAGGGAAATCGTAGAAACGGAGCAGGACTTAAAAAATCTGGAAACACAGGCGAACCAGTCGGCAACGGCAGTTCAGAAGATAGCTGCGTCTGGGGAAAAGTTAAAGACGGTCGGTAATAACATATCGTCTGCCGGACAGAAACTTCTTCCCGTGACAGGGGCAGTGGCGGGACTTGGTACGGCGGCTGTTACAACGGCAGCAAACTTTGAATCTTCCATGTCGCAGGTACAGGCTACGATGGGAATTACTAAAGACTCCATGTCAACGGTTGACGGGCAGTCTGTTAATACGATGGACACCCTTTCCAAACTGGCAAAGAAGATGGGTGCAGAGACGGCATTTTCTGCAAGTGAATGCGCTGAGGCTTTGAATTATCTGGCTTTAGCTGGCTATGATACACAGCAGATGTGCGATACTTTACCGACTGTACTTAATCTGGCAGCCGCCGGAGATATTGCACTTGCCGATGCTTCTGATATGGTAACGGATGCGATGTCAGCCCTTGGTATGGGAGTTGATGAAGCAGGAACGATGGTAGACCAGATGGCAAAGACGGCATCTACTACGAATACATCCGTGGCACAGTTAGGGGAAGGTATCCTTACCATCGGTGCAACAGCCAAATCCATCAAGGGTGGTACGGCAGAGCTTAATACGGCACTCGGCATCCTTGCCAATAATGGTATCAAGGGTGCAGAGGGTGGTACGCACCTAAGAAACATCATCCTGTCTTTGCAGAATCCTACGGATAAGGCTGCCATTGCGATGGAAGAACTGGGACTGCAGGTTTATGATTCCGAAGGAAACATGAGGAGCATGAATGATATTCTGGGTGACCTGAATTCAGGAATGGATGGGATGACCTCTGCCGAGAAATCAAATATCATCGGCAGGATATTTAATAAAACCGACTTGTCATCCGTGAACGCACTGCTTGCCAATACGGGAAGTACATGGGATGACCTTCAGCAGTCTATTGCAGACAGCGGGGGTGCTGCCGGACAGATGGCAGATACACAGCTTGATAACCTGCAGGGACAGATCACCATATTGAAATCTGCATTAGAGGGACTTGCCATTTCATTCGGAGAACTGTTGATGCCCGCCATCAAACAGATCGTTGGATGGGTACAGTCATTTGTTGATGTATTAAACGGACTGGATGAAGGGACAAAGAAAACGATTGTCACAATTGCACTTATCGTGGCTGCCCTTGCCCCGGTTCTTATCATTGTCGGAAAAGTCATCTCCGCTGTTGGAACGATCATGACCATTGTTCCAAAGATTGCCGGAGTCATCAATACAGTTAAGGGGGCATTTGCAGCACTGAATACGACAATGCTTGCAAATCCTATCGTTCTTATTATTGCAGCCATAGCAGCACTTGTGGCTGCCTTTATTTATCTCTGGAATAACTGTGACGGGTTCCGTCAGTTCTGGATTGACCTTTGGGAGAATGTGAAACAGGTTGCGGTTACGGTATGGGAGGCAATAAAATCATTTCTCTCAACAGTATGGGAAGCAATAAAGACTACGGCAGCAACCGTGTTTGAGGCAATCAAGTCATTTTTTACAACTATATGGGACGGCATAAAACTTGTGTTCACCACGGTGCTTGAAGTGATAAAGACAGTGATTGTGACCTATTTTACCATCTACAAAACAGTGATCACGACAGTATTTAATGCAGTCAAACTCGTGGTGACAACCGTGTGGAATGCAATCAAGACCGTGATAACCACGGTTGTGACAGCAATCCAGACTTTTATTACGACAGCATGGAATACGATAAAGACAATCGTGACCACGGTGGTAAATGGAATAAAGACAGCGGTTTCCGGTGCCTTTACTGCGATGTGGACCGGCATAAAGACAACCATAGGAAATATTGTTACAACGATAAAAACAGGATTTGGCACAGCAGTTTCTTTTATCACGGGACTTGCACAGTCTGCGGTTAAATGGGGAACAGACATTATTGACGGAATCGTAAACGGCATCAAAAAGTGCATCGGTAAGGTTAAGGATGCAGTATCCAATGTGGCAGAGACGATAAAGTCTTATCTGCATTTCTCCGTGCCGGATGAAGGACCACTTACTGATTATGAGTCATGGATGCCGGATTTCATGGGCGGACTGGCTGAAGGCATAGAAAAGAGCAGGGGACTTGTAACAAAGGAAATCGAGAAACTGACGGATACCATGAATCTTGAAAATATGGTGCCGGATATGGATGCAAGCCTGAATGCCACTGTCGGAGGAAACGCTTCTTCCGGGGAGAAAGGCACGGTAAAACTTAACCAGCCGATCATGCTGGATGGAAGGGTGATCACGACACTTGTGTCACAGATACAGTATTCCAATGGTCAGGCATCCATGAGAAATCTTGGAATAAGTTAGGAGGTGCAGACAGTGTCAAAAACTGTAGACGGGGTGGTATATTACACCGTAAGATTTTTAAATTATGCAGGGACTGACCTGCTCGGCACCTGTGATGTGGAAGCAGGCGGTGATGCCACAGATCTTGCACCACAGCCGGAAGTAATAGAGGGCATGGTGTTTAACGGATGGAATGTGGATATCACAAAGGTGATGGAGGACATGACAGTCCGTCCGACTTATAAGAGCGACAGCATTTATTATACAGTCAATTTCCTTAATTACGCCGGGGACGATTATCTTTCAACACAGAAAGTAAAGGAAGGAGAGGATGCAGTCCCTCCGTCCCCGGAAAAAATCAAGGGATTGTTTTTTATAGGGTGGAATACATCTTTTACGGATATTCATGAGGATAAGACCATCCGTCCGAGATACAGGGAGATACCTCCGCACCCGGTATTGAATTTTTATAAAAAGACAAAAGGGAATATTTCGGGAGAGTTTATCCGTTCTTACTCTGCCGTCAATGCCTGCAGTATTACGGCAAAACTGGATGGGGAATGCACGATGTCTTTTAAGATGCTGACGAGGAAGATAGATTCTTTTGTTGATGTAAAATGCATTGCAGAACTGGACGGACTGGTGTTTAACATTACGAATGTGAAAAAAAGTATATCCAGCGGTGTATGTTATACCGAGATGGACTGTGAACACATTTCCTATATCCTGAATGACGATGAATATAAGGTGACTGCTTTTGACATGACGGGTACTCCAAGACAGATATTGTGGGCGCTGCTTGAAGGAACACCATTCAGTGTCGGAACGGTGGACATAGAAAAGAAGGTAACACTCAGGGTAAATACAGAAGCAACAAGACGTGCCTGTGTGATGCAGCTGCTTGCCCTTGTAAAAGGGGAAATTGAATATTACGGATACGCTATCGGCATCCGTAAGCACAGGGGAAACAGTCAGACAGTGGATATCATGAAAACGGAAAATGTCAAGGATATCAGTTATTCCTATAATGCAACGGAACAGAGGTACAGTTATTCCGTTGACCTTTACAGAAAAGGAAATGTTGACCTTGGGGATGAACTGCTTCTTGATTTTAAGCCATTATCCATATACAGGCAGAAGCGTGTGGTCGGTATGGAGTGGAATCCGTTCAATTATAATGAGGTAAGCATTACGATTGGTGCTTATATACCGACCATCAATGATTCCCTTTATTCTGTTGTAACAAGCGTGGAGGATATCAGAAATACCACGGCAAAGTACACGGTGGAGTTTGGGGAGATCATAGGAAACGGCTCTTTTTATTTTACAAGGGCATATAATGACAGACCATATTTTCAGTACCAGACAAATGATGGGAAGACACCGACAGTAACGCTGATTAAGAAATCCGGCAGTGCATTTGCTTCTTATGTCGGTGCATCCATATCTGGGGTTTCTTCCTCAACGAGAACGGTCATTGCGTTTTACTGTACCGTGCCGGATGAAACGGAAGATGAGGAAGATACGGATTAAGGAGGTGCTTTCGGATGGCTGTGTTCAGCGGGAATGAGTATAAAAAGGCTTCATCAGATGCACTTGCATTTATAAAAAGACAGCTTGATGTAAACAACTTCAAGTGTCAGATAACATTTGACAAGGAATACGATGACAGTTATTCCGGGGATATCGTCTGGGGATATGTAACAGGGATATCTGTTGAGGAAGATCAGGTAAGGGCAAAATACATCTCCCCGTCCACTTATTATGATTTTAACTATAAAGGAAAAGTCACAGGAACTGCGAGAAATCCTTCAGATTTCAGTGATTATGCCGTGAATGTCTATGTTGTCCATGATGCCGATTACAAGGTGATCACCTGTCCTATTAAAGCAGACGGAACATGGGAGTCTGTAATGACATACAGGGAAACCTATACGGTAAAGGATACAGACGAAGAAGGAAATGAAACAGGCACCACGCATACAGAGGTTGTGACCTATCCACTTGATATAACGGTAGGTGAGGGGATTAAAGAGTTCCGTCTTGCCAAAGGCATAAAAGGAAAATGGGAACAGATTTCATCCTCCGATGAAGTAACGGTTGAAAGGTATGTGTATGATGCAGACACAGAGATAAAAGCCGAAGATGGCGGGTATGGATACAGTTATTTTGAGTACTTCACCGTAAGGCTTTACAGTTATTCGGATGCGGAATACATCAATGATATCTGTAAGATATGGAACTGTGGCGGTGGAAAATATATGTGGTACACCAATAAAGCTGCAACGGGGCATAAGATAGGGAAGGTCATGCAGCAGGTATGGAGGGATGGTGCGGTTGCATTCGATGCAGTCGGCATAGCGGGTGCTGTTATGAATCTGCAAAAAGGCAGACTTCCGGCATCGTTCCTTATTCCGACAGATGACCCTCAGTATAATAAGGACGGATCCAATGCCCTCGGTGCATATGGTTATATGCTGAATTCCAGAACATGGGCATACGATGTCGGTCTTGCATTATTGGTATTTACTACTAGCGGTGATTATGGTATCTGCAAAGAAATGCTGAACAGAATGAAGTATGAACAGAACGATGACGGGAGTTTCAATTTTTCCTACGATATTTATATCGGACAGTTGTTTGACGGATATGTAAGAACCGGGGCAATGGGATGGCTGGTGTGGGGAGCCTGTTATTACACGATGGAAAGCGGGGACAGGGATTTTGTGAAGATGATAAAAAAAGCCGGGGACTGGCTTGTGTCAAAACAGGTCACGGATTCATCCGATCCACGATATGGACTTATGACAGGAGGTTACGGCAGTTACAACATGAAGGATTATTCCTATTCCGGGGAGGAGATAGAGTGGTGTTCCGTGGAACACCAGTGTTCGGCATTACAGGCACTTGAGGGATGTTCCCTTGTGCTGAAAAATAAAAAATACAAGGAAGCAGCAGAACTTGTCCGGGACAGTCTTTTTCTAAAATGCTACGACAGGGAGAACGGACGGTTCTTTCAGGGCATCAACGGGGGAGTGCCGGATAAGGCATGGGCGCTTGACTGCACCACATGGGCAGGGACACTTATCTTTTCCGTGGTGCATTCATCAACGGCAGAATCGTGTCTTGAAACTGCAAGGAGTGTGTATCTTACGAAGAATAAGAAGATCATACAGAGCAGGGAGAAAGATTACTATAATACAGCATACTCCGATGAGGGAACATTTTCCGGCTTTAAGCCGTACAGTGATAAGACGGCTGACTATAAAGGTGCGCCGGATATCGTGTGGACGGAGGGAACGCTCGGATACTCCACGCTTGCCTATGTACTGGGAAATATGGATGAGGCAAAGAAATATGTGGATGAATGCATCAGAATGCAGAACTGTGACGGGAGCACGGGCGGCGTGATATATACGACAGCCACCCATGGAATGTTACCGTGGGAGTTTCATGTATGGGAAAGCGTGGTATCGTCGTCATGGCTGTACCTTGTCATTAATAATCCTGATGTTCTTTTTCCAAGGACACTCAGACAGGTCTATTATATGGCTAAGATAAATAATATCCACGATGAAAGAAAATAGAATAAGTAATTTCGGAATCAGGCAGTTATCCATAATGGGTAGCTGCTTTTTTCATACAAAAATTTATAAGGAGGACAAGACAATGAAGGAATTCTGGAACGCAGTGCAGTTTGTATTCACGGCTGTCGGAGGATGGCTTGGATACTTTCTGGGAGGTTGTGACGGTCTGCTCTTTGCACTGCTTGCATTTGTGGTCATCGACTACATCACGGGAGTCATGTGTGCGATCAGTGACCAGAAGCTGTCCAGTGCAGTAGGTTTTAAGGGAATCTGCCGTAAGGTGCTGATTTTCCTTATGGTCGGCATCGCAAACATTCTTGATGTATATGTCATTGGGACTGGAAGCGTTTTAAGGACGGCAGCCATTTTCTTCTACATCTCAAACGAAGGGATCTCCCTTCTGGAGAATGCGTCCCATCTGGGACTGCCTGTTCCGGCAAAGATCAAAGCCGTGCTGGAACAGCTTCATGACAGGTCAGAAGAAGACAAAGACAACGGGGAAGGGTAGCACCTTCCCTCTTTTATTACAGAAAATTGGAGGATCATATTATGAATCAGAGATTTGGAATCGATGTAAGCCACTGGCAAGGCAGTTTTGACTTTGCAAGGGCTAAGAGCAAGGAAGGCGTGGAGTTCGCAATCATCAAAGCCGGAGGTGCTGATGCCGGGCTTTATAAGGACAGCCAGTTTGAAGCGAACTATAAGAAATGTGAGGAATGTGGGCTTCCAAAGGGAGCATATTTCTATGGAAATGCCAGAAGCGTGGCAGATGCAAAGAAAGAGGCAGAATACTTTCTTTCACTGCTCAAGGGAAAGAGATATGAGTATCCTGTCTTTTATGATGTGGAAGGCAGCATGATCACAAAGAATGACAGGAACACACTGACACAGATCGTAAAGGCATTCTGTTCTGCAGTAGAAGCTGCCGGATACTGGGTCGGTATCTATTCGTCCGAGTCATTCTTCAACAGTGAGATGAATGATGGGGAGCTTACCCGCTACAGCCACTGGGTTGCAAGATGGGGTAAGAGCAAGCCGGCTCCGGCAAGCGGTGCGGAAACACAGATCTGGCAGTTTGGCGGTGAGACGAACCTTATCCGCAGCAATAAGATCAACGGACAGACCTGTGATCAGGATTACTGTTATGTGGATTTTCCGGCAAAGATCAAGGCAGCAGGACTGAATGGTTATGCCAAGGGAAACAGCAGTGCTCCAGCAAAGAAATCAAACGAGGAGATCGCAGCAGAGGTCATTGCCGGAAAGTGGGGGAATGGCACGGAAAGGCAGAACCGTCTGTCTCAGGCGGGATATGATTGTTCTGCCATCCAGAGCATCGTGAATAAGAAGCTCTCCCCATCCAAGAAATCCGTGGATGAGATCGCAAGGGAAGTCATTCATGGTGACTGGGGAAACGGAACGGAGCGTAAGAACAGGATCAGTGCTGCTGGATATGATTATTCCGCAGTACAGAAAAGGGTAAATGAACTCCTGAAATAAGGATATGGCTGATGGTCAGTAATGGCTGTCAGCCATATTTTTTTCCGTTTATGCCAAGGAAAGAAAGGTGAAAGGTATCGCAGATTGTACTTGCTATTATTGGCTTTCAGAGTGATATATAGACTACCCAAAGAGAAAGGAGTGGCAGAATTTGGAGATTCAGATAAGGGAAGCAAACAGCGGACAGAAGCAAAAACTTAAGGTATGTGCCTACTGCCGTGTCTCAACGGATGCGGATGAACAGGAAAATTCACTGGAAAACCAGATCAGGCATTATAAAGAAGTCATTGCCAGTAATCCTGATTACGAGTATGCCGGAGTTTACAGTGACTTTGCCATATCAGGATTCAAGGAAAAACGTCCCGGTCTGCAGAAGATGTTAGCAGATGCCCGTAAGGGAAAAATAGACCTTATATTAACAAAATCCGTATCAAGGTTAGCAAGAAACACCTCAATCGTTTTGGAAGCTACACGAAAGCTGAAGGAACTGAATGTAGGTGTTTTTTTTGAACTTCAGAATATCAATACCCTGTCAGGGGAAGGCGAGCTGATGCTTACGATCCTTGCTGCATTTGCACAGGCAGAAAGCGAGAGCGGAAGCGTTGGTGCAAAGATGGTGTACCAGAGAAAGTACGAGGCAGGTATTCCGGTACAGTACCTTGAGCGTTCTTTTGGATATACGAAAGACGAAAGGGGAGTCTATATCGCAGATGAATCCGAAGCGGCGTGGGTCAGAAAAATATATGAAATGGCAGCAGACGGTTATACCCCGGCAGCCATTAAAAGATATCTGAATGAAAACGGGGTAAAGACCGTGGGTGGTACAGAGTGGATTGACAGCACAGTGTTCCGCCTGATTGAAAATGAGATCTATAAAGGTGATTACATCATGCATAAGCATTTTGTGAATGAAGAAAGAAAACTGGTAAGGAACAGGGGAGAAGTTGACGCATGGTATATCGAGGATGACCATGAAGCAATCGTATCCCCTGAACTCTGGCAGAAGGCACAGGATGCCATTGAGGCAAAGCGGGATTACCTTGCCGAAGGTTCGGTGATCGAAGAATTTACGGAAGATAACTACCCATACATGAACAGGATATTCTGTGTAAAATGCGGACATCCGCTTTACAAACGCATCTACAGTAACGGCAACAGGCTGAACTGGGGGTGCAGCGGTACAAAGCGGTATGGGAAATCCTTCTGTGAAGGGATAAACATTCCGGACGGGGTGCTTCGGAAAGCATGGCATTTTGACGGAAATATGTATATAGATGAGAAACCTTCCGTAAAGGGAACAAAGGAATTCTCCTATCTGAAGGAGAGCTCATGGAAAAGAAGGCATAAGAAGAAAGTGCCGGAAGCAATACCGGAAAATACGGAAGATGCATATCCGTACAGAAAGAAGATATTCTGCGGACTCTGCGGAAGCAGACTGGTCCGCCATGTAAATCCGAAAAGCCATAAGGTCATATGGATATGCAACGGGGCCAAACGGAAAGGAGTGGCATTCTGCAGGGGGACAAGGATACCTGATTCCGTTATCAGGGGATGGGGAGAAATCAAAAAAGATATTTATATTCAGAGAAAGGATGATAAGAATGGCAAGAAGCGTTACAGTTATACCAGCAAGAAACCGACAGCGTGAGACAGGACACAGGGCGGTACAGGAAAAGAAGATAAGGGTGGCAGCCTACTGCCGTGTTTCCACGGATCAGGAAGACCAGCTCCACAGCTTTGAAGCACAGGTCGATTATTACACCAAATATATCAATGACCATGAAAATTATGAAATGGCGGGCATCTATGCGGATGAGGGTATTTCAGGAACCAACACCAAGAAAAGGGAACAGTTCAAAAGAATGATTGCAGACTGCGAAGGCGGTAAGATAGACCTTGTCATTACAAAGTCCATCAGCCGTTTTGCCAGAAACACGCAGGACTGTCTGGCATATTCCAGAAAGCTGAAGAACCTCGGAATCGGCATCATATTTGAAAAGGAAAATATCAACACCCTTGATTCCACTGGGGAGCTGCTTTTCACGATATTAAGCTCGCTTGCTCAGGATGAGTCAAGAAACATTTCGGAGAACTGCAAATGGGGCATCCGCACCAAATTCAAGAATGGTGAGATGCATCTGAATACATTCAAATTCTTAGGATACGATAAGGATGAGAACGGTAAGCTGGTCATCAATAAGGAACAGGCAAAAACGGTAAGACGTATCTACAGGGATTTCCTTATCGGCATCAATCCGGCACAGATTGCGAAGGAACTGACGGAAGAGAAGATTCCGGGATGTAACGGACAGACGAAATGGTATCCAAGCACAATCGTGGGTATCCTGAAACAGGAAAAGCATATGGGCGATGCACTTCTGCAGAAGACTTATACGGCTGATTTCCTTACCAAGCGTCAGGTCAAAAATAACGGGGAGATTGCACAGGTCTATGTTAAGGACAGCCATAAGGGGATCATAGATAAGGAAACATGGAATGCGGTGCAGGAAGAATTTGAACGCAGGGAACGGTTCATGAAGGACCACAGAACGGACAGGTACAGTTACGGTGCGGACTGCATGCCGTTCTGCGAGAAAGTATTCTGCGGTGAGTGTAAAAGCCTGTTTACAAGACATTCATGGAAATCAAGGGGAATCGTACAGTGGCAGTGCAAGAACCACCGGACGGATGGAAGGGTAACATGTAGCAATGCCTATGTTGACAATTCCGACCTTGAAAAGGGATTTGTGAAGGCATTCAATAAACTGGTGGCAGACAGGGAAAAGTTCATGGAAAGATGGAATCAGATGAAGACAGACGGCAGTTCGCTTGAAAAGATAAGGGCAGAGCAGATGATGGAAGCCACGGAGAATGAACCGCTTGGCAGATTTGTCCCTGAGATCGCACAGCTTGTCCTTGCGGAAGTGACGGTGCTTGGTGCAAAGAAATATGAGTTCTTCTTTCTGGAAGGAAGCAGGATAAAGGTTTCCGTATAAACTATTCGGAAACCTCATCATCCTGAAATCCGAACAGGTCAAGCTGGCTGCTCTGGCCGTCCATATCCATCCGGTCAGTATCATCCTGTTCCGGGATATCGGACGTTTCTTCTTCCACGGCTTTTTTCTGCGGGAGCTTGTGGGTGTAGAGTTTATCCCAAGGGAGCGGATTCCGGCATTTCTTGTTGTAGCCGATAAGGATCGCTTCCGCAAATCCAAGGGAGCCGGAACGCCTGTCCTTGGCGGTGCGTGAAAGTTCCTTTATGGATATCCTTCCGAGCTTCTCCTTGAAAATATCGTCTTTGACGGCATCACCGTATGCATTCAGGAAACGTGCCAGACCGTTCATCATATTTGCACTGAAGGACTGGGATGCGCCTTCCCATGTGGCAGCAATCAGGCGGATCACATGATCGAGCATATGGTAGCCGTATTTATCGTGGATGTTTTCCAGTGTTGCAACGGCACAGATACCTCCCGGAGCAGTTGTTGAAGTAATGGTAAGATCATAAGACTCTACCAGATCACGGATGATGAGCTGTTTATCATTACCGGCCTCTATGTTTGCCATGAATATCTCATAGGGCAGAAGGGGCTTTACATATTTCATCTGGTTTGCAAAGATATCCGCTTCGTGTTCATATTCCAGATCATCGTAGACCATGCACCATACGGGCGTTTCACGGGAGCCGGAAACAAGTGCAACGATCTCAATGGTGTGCTGTCCGTTAAATACATAATTTATCCCGTCCCTGCGGCTGACCTTTACCGGATTTATCTGATACAGGTCAAAGTGGGAAGCAGCGTTTTTTACATGATGCTGTGAGAGGTTGCGCTGGTATTCCTGATTGGATACAAGGTTCCTGATGGGTATCTGCTCAAAGTGTACCTTTGGTACGAACTGCATCAGGTCGGTTTCTGTCCTTTGTTCATCGTTTATCTGTTCTTCTGTCATTTCGAATCATCCTCCTCAAGCTGCGAAAGCAGTTTTGTTATTTTTCTTGTCAGGTTTAATAGCTGCATTTTCACTTCGCACCTTGCTTTGGTGGAGGTAGAAGTAAAATCAGTAAGTTCCATTGTCCTTGATATGGTTTTTGACCATGAAGGGATCGTGAATTTAAGGCTTTCGAGTTCCGAATCCGGATCCGTGGCCGGCATCTGTTTGATTCCGGCTTCGGCACTGGCTTTTTCCCTTTTTATCCTCCGTGAATCCGGCTTTCCGGTCGGAAGCCTCTGCCATCTTAATTCATGCCGGAGCTGTGAGTATCCGATGCGGTCGATAGAACCGCTGTCCAGCAGACGTTTCAGACCGTTTATATCCTCTATTGGAAGACGGGAAAGCTCTATGATGTTCTCGTGGGAGACACGGAGTTTTCCGGTCAGTATCTTCTGTGCAATCTCAGGACTTTTCCGTTTCAGGTCATCGACCGCACGGGCATAGATATCATATTTTGTTACGGTGGAAAAACCAAAATTGTATTCGTTCCCTATGACGGTTGCAACATCTGTCTTGCGTACATATTTCTGTGACACCTGTCCGTCAGGGTTTGCAGTCTTATCAGGATTCTCTTTCAGGAACTTTCCAACGGCTGTATTCATTTCGGCACGGAACATTCTGCCTATCAGATATTTCTTATATTCCCCCGTAAGGTCAGTGCGTTTTAACTGTGTACGGCAGATAAAGGATACTGCCTCATCCCGGCTTTCAAACAGGATGCGTCTTAAGGTGAAGTGTATATCCCACCGCTTACAGAGATCATAGCGGAGATGACCGTCTATAATGATATTGTTCCATACACATACAGGGTCGGTACATCCGTGGTCAAAAATATCCTCTTCAAATTCTTCCATGTATTGTGTGTCCCTCGGCTGGATAAGGTCCGTAAATTCCGGGTCTTTTACAAGTTCCGGCATTGGCATGTCATTCATAGTGCTTCCTCCGTTCTTGCCGTATCATCCACAAGCACACAGTCATTCATGGAGAAGCTGGCGAGACATTCCTTTGAATTTAATGCACCGTAGATACGGTAGCTCTGGTTCTCTGCCAGATTCACGTTGGTGACACGAAGGGCCTGCAGAAGCTCCGTACTGTATAATTCGCAGCAGTAGTGGCTGTCAGATCCACAGGTGCGTACACGGTGTGCCAGATAATCCCTGCGGACGCTTTTCCTTACGGCAATCATGCTGCTTTTGGGATTTACAAGGAGCTGGATATACTCAGGGTCACCGAGCATATGGAGTGTAAGTTTATGTATGCGGATTCTGTTTTTCTTTAAGTCAATGCAAAGGACCGGCTTCAAAGAGGTTTGTCTGTTCATAGTGTTGTTCCTCCTTTTCTGGATTTTCTTCCGGTGTGGAAGTGCTGCTGTTTTCGGAAATGCCGAATACTGCATATCCGTCAAACATATTGATCTGAAGACTGCTCTGGTGTTCTTCCACAGGTACACCGAACTGGTTCTGCCATTCTTCCGGATAGCTTGGGGTGCGGGATGTCTTTATTTTTCCGTCTTCCTTTTCAGAGCGTACAAAGATCTCCGGTGTGGTAAGGTCAAAAACAAACAGCAGCTCGTTGTCTGACTTTATAAGTTTGCCGAGCAGCTTATAACGGTATGCTGAATTCCATCCCATAAGGGATACGACTTTTGCAAAAAAGATACGGCATGTGATCTGCCTTGGTGACCGTTTTGATGTTGCGGAACACCACCGGAAGGAATCTTTCTCGTCTTCCTGACATGGACGTACTGCCAGTTTTTTCTCGTCCGGGTTAACAAGTATCTGAACAAAGTCCGTATCCGGCAGTTTCTTGATACAGGCGGTATTTACGGATACTTTGTTGGAATTAAAGGTAAATGACGGTTCGTAGGTATGTGCGAAAAATTCTCCACGGACTACCTGATAGCCGTCATAACTGAATGCATCATCTTCCACAACGGAAATGGTGTTTCTTTCATTGTTCGTCTGTGTGTTCATCTGTATTCTCCTTCATATCGGACATGATCTGTTCGATATTTCTTTCTATGTCATCTTTGCTGGTGACCTGTATGTCACTGTCTTTGTATATGACGGATGCATGGGATATGTCAGGCTTCATGCCTTTTCCAAATCCGGCAAGCTCCTGTGCCTGTGCGTGGCTGTAGTAGTTGCTGCCGAATGTATCTGCCCAGTCCGGCGGATAAGCACGGACATTCCTGCGGTTGCTGTCAGTAAAAGGCTTTACGGATGTATCTGATTCCGGAAGTGAGCTTACTGTGTCATTTGGTATGAATATTTCCGGTTCTGTCAGATTGAATAGCAGAATGGCATCATTTCCCTTGCCCCGTTTTATTCCGGTGATGCGGTAACGGCAGTCATCCTTCCAGCCGAGAAGGGAGTACAGGGTAGGGAGAAAAGCAGTTCCGCTGATTCCCCTTGGAAAACTGATCCCGCTTTTCTTTTTAGACCACTGCATGGCATTCCGGCATTCTTTTCCGGCAGACCTTACTGCAAGGATCCGTTTCTGTGGATGCATGAGCAGTTCTACAAGAGTGCTTTCAAGTCTCCGGACGGCAGGACAGGAAAAACGGATGTCCCCCTGACTGAAAGTGACCGTGATACGGTCCGTACTGTCAAAAAACTGGGAGCGTGCAATTTCATATCCACGGAGGTCGAAGTCACCGGACTGTACCTCTACCGGGGCAGAAGAAGCGGAAGTCTGCTCCGTGCCGTTATATACACTTGCAGAAGCATTGATATAGTCATCTTCCTTAAATCCAGCCCATCTTGGATTGATGGAAACAAAACCTTTGAGGACTCCCTCTGGGATGACTTTAAGCTCCGGCAGCAGTCCTTTATTTCCGTATTTCGCATTACTGATAAGCCTCTGTACTGCAATGAAGTCATCCCTTGATATGATGGCTTCATGGTGGTTGCGCTTACGGTACTGCGGACGGTTCTGCATATTTTTCTTTGATTTGTGATTCAGATAGTTTGGGGTATAGGTCTTATGCGCGAGTACATCGCCGCAGTGGCGTTCATTCTGCAGTATCTGAAGGATAGAGCCGGGTGACCATACGGTGTTTCCCTTTTTGGTCATGCATCCGAGTTCCGTCAGGGTATCGGCAATTTCCTGACAGGTGCATCCGTTTAGGTACATCATGAATATGAGCTTTACGATTTTGGCTTCTTCTTCGTTGATGACAAGATTGCCGTCTTCATCGTGGTCATATCCGAGAAGTATCGGTGTCAGGAATATTCCTCTCCGGAAACGCATCTCAATGGAAGCGTTCATGATCTCGCTTTTTGTATGGCTTTCTTCCTGTGCAAGTGTGGCCATGAAGGAAAGCACCATCTCGCTTTTGGGGTCAAAGGTATTGAGCCTTTCCGTTTCAAAGAACACACCGACAGGGTGGGGAAGGGCAAGCAGCTCACGGACATACCCAATGCAGTCCACGACATTTCTTGCAAAACGGGATACGCTTTTTGTAACGATAAGGTCTATATTGCCCTGTTTACAGTCCTCAATCATCAGCTTGAACTGGTCACGGTGCTGCAGGGAAGTACCGGAAATACCTTCATCCGCATAGATCTGTACAAGTTTCCAGTTCGGACTTTTACTGATAACATCATGATAGTGGTTTTTCTGCAGTTCGTATGAGGATGTCTGTCTCGGATCATCCGTGGATACCCTTGCATATACGGCAACACGCTGTTCATTTTCAACAGCAAAGATATCTTCCTGCGGAAGTGCCGGAATCACGTCAAGTTCATCAAGACTGACACCTTTATAACGTTCCCTGATCTTATTTTTCTGGTCGGCAACAGAACCGGACTTATGCTCATTTTCGTTCATGACTAACCACCTTCATTTTTATGATGAGTTTATTATAAAATTTTCATATCAAAATAAAATAGACCATACGGACACGCATATCCCTATAGTCTATTCCAAAGAAAAATAATTTGTGTGAAAATGATGTGCCGTTACCTCTGCCCATCTTTGGATGCAAGCTCCCAGCCATTTTTATGCATGGCATCAACGCTTGCTTTTATCAGTTCAAAGATGAACCGTTTCTCATTTTCCGAGCATTCTTCCATGAGAATATCGATATCCGTCTGGTATGCAGTGGGATTGTGCATCTGCACTCCGGCAAGCAGTTCATCTATGGTAATGCCGAGGGCATTGACGATACGGATGATGGACTCCAGACTGGCTTTCCTTTTTGCATTCTCAATGTGGCTTATGTAGGAAACGGAGAGTTCCGTTTTTTCCGCAAGCTCTGCCTGTGAGAAATTGTTCTGCTCCCTTACTTCCTTGATACGATATCCTATCTGTCGGTGGTCGACAGATGACTGCTGCGTCTGATTCATAATAGTACCTCCTGTTTTCTTTTTCTTACGCACAGTAAATTATCTATCAATAAGTGAAGAAAGGTTTGGTAATTTAATAAAGTAGAGTGGAGTAGAAAGGAAGCAAAGTGCGAAATGTGTCGAACGATTTGTGTTGATGAATCTGCATGCGGATGGTATGCTTATGGATGAAACCAGACGATAAAAGAATGATAGAAACAAGGAAAAATAAGGCTTCAAGAAGATAGAGGATTGAACTGCATATGTCTGCTGTTCATATTTTTTTATCTGAACACTCCACTTCGCTAGAGTAAAATACGCAAGAGATATGGTTCTAATATTTCTTCTGTTTTACGGTTACAATATGTATATCGTACAAATAGAAGAGAGGTGTAACTTACTTGCGTACAGAGGAGTACATACCAAAGAGGGTAAAAGAATTATGCAGCAAACACAAGATTTCCAAATACAGGCTTTCACAGCTCACCGATATGTCACAGACGGCTTTGGGAAATATAATCAACAAGAAGAGTATACCGACAGTACCAACCTTGGAAAGAATCTGCGATGCATTCGGAATATCAATCGCACAGTTTTTTGCCGGAGAAGGTATGCGGCCTGATTTGACAGATGAGCAAGAAGAATTATTGGAAATATGGGATGACCTGAATGCGGATGAACGGAGGATCTTGATGAACTTCGTAAGGACGCTGAAAAAGTAAGGGGAAGCAGTTCAATTGTATCTGAAATGGCTGCTTTCCCTTTTTCTATGCATTCTTTACGGCAAAGAAAGTGATGAGGATGTATATGAGTGTACGGGATGAGGAATTCAAAACAGTGATCTACGATCTGATGAATGGTGCTTACAATCTGGATGAGTGCGAGATCGAGGAAAGTAAAGTGGTGGAGGATGAATTTGCAGAAGGGAAATACTGTGAAAAGTTATATGCCCAGATGCTTGCTGCTTATGAAAGGTTGTGCAACAGACTGCATGAGCCATCCGGGGAAGATAAGGACGTGGAGATAATTATATCTTCCCTGCTGGATATCAGCAGATATCAGAGCATGAAGATGTTTGATTACGGTGCATTCTTTGCAAAGAAAGAAAATAACCAATAA